GGCATAGCAGCCACAGGTCTAAGCTCGTTAACTCCCGCAAGCGATTATTATGTGACGAACGCAGGGGCTATTGCGACAAGCGGTGATGTAAAAATAGGTAAAGCCTTATCTGCCACAGCAATTAATTTGGAGTATACATCGTGAGCAATCTTTCAGACTTACTCCCCGCAGGAGCAGCGGCAAAACAACTGACCTTTACAGATAGCGGCAGTGGTATTACTAGTAAGAAAGCTGTGATACTAAATAGTGATGGGACAGTGAGTGGGGTGAGTAGTTCTGCGGCTGCTCTAGGAACCCAACAAGCGGTAGATGGAACGTCTCGCACAACGGGTAGCAATGTCTCAGGTGCGTGTTACTCAATAGCTGAAGACACTTGGGTTTACAGTTGGACGGATACCGCTTCGGGTGGATACCCTTATGCGGTTGCTATTAGTTTTAGTGGATCAAGTATTACAGTTGGAACTCCTGTTGTGGTTCAGTCACAACCGCTTTGTACTTTTCATAAGTGCGCTTATGAGCCTACGACCGAAAAAATATATTTTGTTTGGAAAACCAATAGTCCCGGCTCTGGTGATTATTTTGTTAGAGGTGAGTGGTGGTCTTTAAGTGGTACTACTCTTTCTACAGGTAACTCAGTTAATACTCTTTTTGGGAATCAACCCGTTTCAAACTATTATGAGGGGGATGTTTGCGCGATTGGAAACGGTAAAGTCGCTATTACTTGGGGTGAATCAAATGGTCATGTAACTGGATCGGGAGTGCAGATAGTAGACCTAACGGGCGTACCCGGAAGTACGCCTACTATAGGAACAGCGGTATCTGCGTGGTCGCAACAGGGAACATGTTGCAGAATTGCAAGTGGCAACGCTGATGAATTAGTTTTTCAAGGAGGCAATGCAACTCAGATAGCTTTTACGGCTTGTACAATTTCAGGAACCACTATAACAGCAGGTACGGCAACAGTTTACAGTGGACAATCACAACAGAACAATATAGATAGTGGTTATTGGTTTGGGTTCACTTCTCCCGCTTCTACTTATGTAGCGGTATACCAAGACCCTGGAGCAGCCTTAGGTACTTTAGTAGGTAGAGTTATTACTGTTTCTGGCACTACTTTAACAATGAACAGCGCAGCGTCTTTATCCGCTGATCCTATGGATAGTTCCGGTTCTCCTGTAGGAATGGCGTGGGGAGGTAGTGCTACAGAAGCATTCATTTGTTACCGTAAAAATTCTTCTCCTAATAACGGAGAAGTTACGCCTATTAGCTACAGTGGGACAACTGTTTCTGACGGAACACCTATAAGTATAGGTAACTCACAATACCCGTCAGGTGCTATAACTTTTGATAGCACAGAATCGAAAATAGGTATTGGTTATTACGATGGTAGCAACAGTGATGCTGCTACGGTCAATTCTGTCACACCTTTCTCAACCAATCTTACCGCCCAAGCCTTCGTGGGCGTAGCCGACAGCGCAATATCAGCCAGTGCTGCGGGTAGCGTAATCGTGCAGGGAGGTACGGTAACGGGTGTAAATTCGGGTCAAGGATTTACGGTAGGAACACCTTCAGCTTTCGGTGGTGGAGTAGCTATAAGTTATCCTGCGATGGCTTACGATACTGTGCATGACAAAATGGTAATTGCTTACCAAGACCAGAATAATAGCAGTTACGGAACGGCTGTGGTCGCAACAATTAGTGGCAGCAGTATCTCCTACGGTACGCCAGTGGTATTTGAAAGCGCGGGAACTGAACATATTGATGTTTGTTTTGACCCTGATCAAGAACGAGTAATAATTGCTTACAGGGATAGTCCAAATTCGGATTATGGAACTGTTATTGCGGGTGAAGTTTCTGGTACGAGTATCACTTTCGGTTCGCCAGTAGTTTATAGCAGTGCCACCACTCAAAATGTTAATTGCGTTTATGATACTTCAAACGATAAAGTTGTTATTGTTTATTACGATGTGTCTAATACTCAGTTAAACGCGGTTGTTGGCACAGTGTCCGGTTCAAGTATTTCACTGGGAACACCTACAACGATTGTTGCAAACAATACTTCTTCGGGGGTCAAAGCTGTTTTCGACTCCACCGCTAACAAGGTAGTGGTTGTATACTGTAATGTTACAAACGGTGATTCCGATGGCGTTGTCGGCACTGTTTCAGGAACCAGTATTAGCTTTGGTTCGATTGTTCAATTTGAAGCCGCGATAGCAAGTCCCTTAACGGCTGCTTATGATTCTAGCGCCGATAAAACCTTAGTAGTTTATGGCGATGCAGGAAATTCAGATTATGGGACTTCTGTGGTGGCTTCAGTAAGCGGAACATCAATCAGCTTCACAAGTCCATCGGTTTTCGAAACTTCTCAGCCCGGAGTTGTAAAAAGTGTTTACGATGCAACTGCACAACAGACAGTTATAGCCTATCAAGATTATTCAGCCAGCTATATTGGGGTAGCGCGAGCAGTAAGTATCAGTGGAACAACTGCTACTTTTTCGGGAAAAACAACACTTGTTGATCCTAACCCTGCACCTTTTAATTTAGGTTACGACAGCGACAATGGTAAGACTATTTTTGCTTTTTACGAAACTACCGGACAAGCACTGGTAACAAGTTTTGGTGATTTACCCCTTACCACAGGAACCAAATACTACGTCACCACCTCTGGTGGCTTTTCAAGTTCAGCAGACACGCCAAGCGTTAATGCAGGATTAGCAATTTCAACAACATCATTATTATTAAACGGAGACTCGTAACATGAGCCAGACTATAACTCGAAATGACGGCAACGTAAGCGTTTATGTTTTTGACGACAGCGTTCAAGTCAATCTTTCAGCTACACCTAATGCCACTGTGCGTAACAATGGCGGCAACGATTTTGACATCGGTGATTTAAATGCCAGTAATGCCACTCTTCATACGGGCGTAACAGCTCCTGACGGTTGGGTTGGTGGCAAGCACACCTATGACGGCAGTGCTTGGGGCGATGTCAGCGGATGGGTAGACCCCGCAGCAGGAATGCTTGAGCAGGACAAGGTACGCTATGCCGCTAATGCGACTTACAGCAGTACGTTTACAGATGCAGTTCAGACTGAAATCGACCGTATTAAAGCGTTGTAGAGATGCGTCGTGGTGCTTTTCATACTTATAGTAAGTATTGGAGGGCAAGATGTATCGCGTTCTTGTGAACAGGCGTTGTGCTTTAAGGATATTAATAGATGTCTATATTTTGCTGAAAAAATAAAACAACAACCTGACACCCCCGATATTAACGCATATTGTCAGCCAATAAATGCAGATGAAGACAGCAGGTGGTACAAATGATCGGTGAAGCGTTACTCGCAATAAAAGCCTTAGACTCTGCGTTTGTTGTTGTGCAGGGCGCTATTGCTAAGAAGAAAGAAGTTGAAGACATGGCAGGTGAAATAGGCCAATTTTTCACTGCCAAAAAGAAAGTTGAAGAGCAGATGCAAAAAGCTCGTCAGGCTGGAAACGATGATTTATTGGTAGGTTCTGCGTTAGAGGAAGCTATTACCATAGACCAGCAAGAAGAACGCATAGAAAAGATGATGGAAAAAATCCGTGACCATTATATGCGCCAAGGAAAGACACACAGATGGGGTAAGATCAAAGCTGAAGCAGCTAAGATTGAAAAGAAACGGGCAGTTAAAAGAAAACAAAAAGCCGCCGCAGAAAAAGCAGAAGATGCTTTAATACACGATTTAGCAGTGATGTTTGCGTGGTTAATAGGGACAGTCATAGTGATTTTTGGTGCGGTATTTTTAATTTTTGGATTAGGTGGTGAGTAATGAAACTAGACCCCGTTTTACTTAATATGGCGTGTAGTTGGGCAATGAAAGCCTATAATGATGAGAACAAAGATTCTATAAAGATAGAAAGCAAACTTACTTCTACCACAGTCTATGTAGCAAAACGTAAATCCATAGACATTATAGCGTTTCGTGGAACACAACAGGGGCGTGATTGGCTTACCGATGCGTTAGTAGTCCCAGTGCCTTACGTAGGTAGGTTGTGCCACGGTGGGTTTACCACAGCTCATGTTTCTGTTTGGGGTAAAGTCAAGAAGCACTTAGACATGAAGAAGCGCACTTTAATATGTGGTCACAGTCTTGGTGGAGCGTTGGCAGAACTAAGCGCAGCTAAACTGTGGAAAAAACATCCTAATATCAATCTGGTAACTTTTGGTAAACCTAATGTGTTTTTCAAAGGGTTCAAGCGTCCCATGAAACTGGATAATCAGATTTCTTGTGTGCAAGGTTCAGATATGGTGGCACGCATACCGCGCCTTTGCTACGGTCCTTCTAGGTCGCAGACTATGTTGTACTTTGCTAACTCCATGCAAGATTATATAAACCCTTCAAAAGAAGTTAGGAAGGAAGATAGAAGCCTGAAAGATGCCATCTCTGACCATTTTATGGAAGGGTACAAAGAACGACTAGGGATATTTTTAGACGCTCAAGACAAGATACTTAATCCAGAAGAAATTAAAGAACTCAACAAAATGATTGACGAGGTTGAAAATGATTAGAATTGCTGCGTTATGTGTATTAATGGCGGGATGCTCCGTATCCGAGGAAATGATAGCCAACAAGGAACTGTACTGTTCCGGTGTCTACAAAGGCATACGAGCTGTAGGCCGCGTGACTACTGAGGTTACGACAGGCATCCGAATCCCAGACGTTTGTGATACGATTGACGAGATCGTGGAGGAAGACTCCACGGGAAAGTAATTAACAACGCTGAGGCGTTGATTAAACTATGGTTGATGTTATATGAAACTAGGTGGGTTACTTAAGTCTCTTGCCCCTACTATAGCCAGTGCAGCGGGTGGGCCAATGGCGGGTATGGCTGTCAAGATGGCTGCACAAAAGCTAGGTGTACCAGATGCTACGGCTAATGAGATAGAGGACATTATCGAGCGAGAGCCAGAGAAAGCGGTGCTTCTCAAGGAAGCAGACAAAGATTTTAAAGACCGTATCCGAGAAATGGAAATTGATCTAGAGTCGTTTAAAACGGAAGTGGAAGACAGACAACACGCGAGAGAAACCTTCAAAAACGATTGGACACCCAAAGTGTTTGGGATACTGGCGTTACTGTTGTACGGAGCTTATGTAATGGCTGTAACTATTATGCCTCACGATCAGAATGACGAGACTATTATCTCACTGGTGCTAGGCCAGTTAAGCGGTATTTTAGGGACTATGGCAGCATTTTGGTTCTCTGGGTCTAGCACGAAATGAGCAACATGAAAAAATTAATTGCCATGTTAAAGCGCCATGAAGGTGTAGAAACTCATGCTTATGAGTGTTCTGAAGGAAAGATTACCGTAGGGGTAGGGCGAAACATTGACCAGCGGGGTGGCATGGGTCTGTCAGAAGATGAAGTAGAATACTTGCTTGAGAACGATATTGAGCGTGTTATCAAAGAGTTAGCGGAAGAGTACTCGTGGTTCAATGCACTAGACGATGTGCGTAAAGATGCAATGATTGACATTAGTTTTAATCTTGGAGCAACAAGATTGAGAGGATTTAAACGTGCTCTAGCTGCTATGGAAAGTGGAGACTATAAGGTAGCTGCTACCGAGTTCCTAGACTCACGTTGGGCTAAACAAGTAGGTGGCAGGGCTTTAGAGCTTACTGATTTAATTAAAACAGGCGAGTATGCAGAGTAATGCCTTACAAAAAAGTACAGTTTAAAGCAGGAGTAGACCGAGAAAACACCCGTTATGCGGCTGAAGGTTCTTGGTACGAAACTGAAAAGGTGCGGTTTAGAAGGGGATTGCCTCAAAAGATAGGTGGGTGGGAGCGACTGTCTGCTAATACTTATCTAGGAGTAGCACGTTCTCTGCATAACTGGGCTACTTTGAGTCTTCAAAATCTTGTTTCTGTAGGCACTAACCTCAAATACTATATTGAGAAAGGTGGTGCTTATAACGACATTACCCCTATTAGAGCTACTACAGCAGCGGGAGATGTTACTTTTGCAGCTGTAAACGGCGATGCGACTATTACTGTTACGGATACTGCACATGGAGCGATTGTTAACGATTTTGTTACTTTTAGCGGTGCTGCTTCTCTGGGTGGAAATATTACGGCTGCTGTCTTAAACCAAGAATATCAGATAGCAACTAAAGTAAATGATAACTCTTACACCGTAGAAGCCAAAGACACCTCTGGCAGTACAGTTACTGCTTCTGCGGGAGACTCAGGTAATGGAGGGTCTAGTACTGTAGGTACTTATCAGATTAATACCGGAAATGAAATCGAAGTTCCGTTTACGGGTTGGGGTGCGGGCACATGGGGTACAGGCACATGGGGCACAGGCGGCACTACCCTTGCTGGGATGCGTATTTGGAGTCAATCTAATTTTGGAGAAGACCTGTTTTTTGTACATAGAAACGGTGCTCTGTACTACTGGGATGCAAGTGGTGGCGTTACTACAAGAGGGGTATTAGTAAGTTCACTAGGAGGTGCAGCGCAAGTGCCTACTGTGGCTAACATTGCTTTTGTGTCAGATGTATTCAGGTTTGCTTTTTGTTTTGGTGTAAATGCTGTAGGTAGTTCTGCTTTAGACCCTATGCTTTTACGGTGGTCCGACCAAGAAGATATTGCTGATTGGAACCCTACCGCTACTAATCAAGCGGGAAGTCTTAGTCTTTCTGAAGGCACAGAAATAGTACAAGCTATACAGGCACGTCAAGAAGTATTGGTATGGACTGATTCGGCTATGTACGGCCTACAGTATCTAGGTGCTCCCTTAGTATGGGGTGCAACGCTATTGGGGTCTAACATCACCATAGCTAGTCCCAATGCAGCCGTTTACTCTAACAATATTGCTTACTGGATGGGTACAAGTAAGTTCTATTACTACGATGGTACAGTCAAGACACTACCTTGTTCGGTGCGTAGTTATGTATTTGATGATTTTAACAGTGACCAAGCTCAACAGGTTATTTGTGGGTCAAACGAAGAGTTTGATGAGATATGGTGGTTTTACTGTTCCTCTGGGGTGACTCGTAATGACCGCTATGTTGTGTATAACTATGTGGAAAACATCTGGTATTACGGCACGTTAGCACGTTCAGCGTGGATGGACTCTGACTTACGGGACTTCCCAATAGCTGCTACGTTTGATGGCAAATTAATCAATCAAGAGAAAGGCGTAGATGACAACGAAACAGGTACTCCAGCAGCTATAACAGCTAGTATTACCTCTTCCCAGTTTGATTTGGATGACGGTGACAGATTTATGTTAATAAACAAGATGTTACCTGACTTGACCTTTGAAGGTTCTACCGCAGGTTCTCCCAGTGCTACGGTTAGTTTACTACCGTTACAGGATTCTGGGTCTGGTTATTACAGCCCTGCTTCAGTAGGAGGTAGCGACAGTGCGGCTGTTACTCGTACAGCTACAACACCGATAGAGGCTTTTACTGGCATAGTGGATACGCGGGTACGGGGTAGGCAAATGTCGTTTAAGCTAGAGTCTACGGCGGCTGGGGTTACTTGGAAGCTAGGCGTACCGCGTTTGCAGATGCGTCCTGACGGTAGGAGGGGCTAGTGGCTAACGACCTTATAAATCAGGTTACTAACCCAGCTCTTCCTGTTGCTCCAAGGGAAACTTCTCTAAGTACTTACCTAGATGACTTAAACAACATTTTACGTTTGTTTTTCAATGGCCTAACAAATACTGTAAACTTGTTGTCTGGAGATTACGGGGGTCGTTTTATTAGCACCCCGAATGGTAAGTTCTTCTCCACAGTCGATCAAAATGCAGGGTCTACGGGCACTGCATACGCCATACAGTTTGAAAACACGTATCTTGGCGAAGCCATGAGCGTAGCGTCTAACACCCGAATAACCCCAACCTATTCAGGGGTTTACAACTTTGAAGTGTCGGCTCAGTTAACCAGTAGTTCAGCCGCTGCTAAAACAGTTGACGTTTGGGTAAAAAGAAGTGGTACGGATGTTACTAATACTGCCAAACAGCATGTGTTGTCTGGGTCAGGCAGTATAGATGCAATTAACTATAACTTTACGATTGATGTGCAAGCAGGGCAATACATAGAGATTATGTGGGCAACTAGTGATACAGACGTAAGCCTTAACCATCAGGCCGCTTCAAGCCCAAGACCTGTAGTGCCATCAGCGATTGTGAGTGCGTTTTTGATTTCAGCACTCCCAGAAACTTTACCGTAGGTAGATATGGGTACTAGAACGTCACCACGTGGAACTTCAATGGCATGGACAGGTTCAGGCTTTGTACCTGTGTCTAATTTTGCGGGTAGTATGAGTGTGCGTGGGTCTAGGCCAAGTATAGGGGGCGGCGGTTTAGGGTCGCTTACCGTAGGCGGCTTAGGTGCAGGGTCTAGTGGTATGACTGGGGGTGGTGGCTCGTATTTTGGGCCGGGGCAAGCCACTGTTCCAACTGAAAAAGAACAATACAATATTAGAAAAAATGCAGTTAAAAAAGCATTAACTAATTTAAGTAACGTTATAGCTGATGCCCGTGCTTTTGATAAAGGTGTTTCAGGACTAACTACAGAACAAAAACAACAGGCTGTTACTGATGCTCGTAAAGAAATTGAAACTTTAGGGATTACGAGAGATGAGATAGAAAGTTTTAATAAAGATCAAGGCAGAGAAGTAATATCCCCACGAGTTGTAGAAGGAAACCTTTTAGATAAAGTTGGTGATTTTACCCAAGATGCGGGTAGCGCATTAGTAGACAAATACGGCACAGGCGCACTTAAAGCATTGGATGCTTACACAAGTCTTTTTGGTTACGATGCAGATGATCTTTTAAAAGATACCTCCGTGGGTTTTAACCCCCTTGCTCCGGGCGCTACTTATATTTTTGGTGATGAGGGGAACGTAGCCACGACTCGTTTAGGAACAACTCCTGCTGGAAATCCTGTGGTTTTAAGTGGCCCAATAGGTGCAGCGGGGTCTGTTTTGGGCGGCTTTATGGACGGAGATATAGGGATACTAGATTTACCCGGAGCTGCGGTAGATGCAGTAGGAGGTCTAGGAGGTGCAGCTCAAACGGTAGTAGGTGCGTTAAATGTTGCTGATGACACCGAATCGAAAGATAAAGTTAAGTTAGATACTACAGGAGTATTAGGGCCGACAAGCGATAGTGATGGTAGTGATAAAACAAAAACTACAACGCCTACAAGTGACACAGGTAGCGTAGCTACAAAGACGGATACTACAACATCTATAAAAGATACGCCTTCTGTAGTCACTGACACAATCGAGCTTATAAAAGATACGCCTTCTGTGGTCACTGAAACGGGTCTTACACCTATAGGTGACCCTTTTAAAGGAGAAAAAACCTCAGTTGTTAAAACTGGAGAAGAAGTAAAAACATCTACTCCCGCTGCGGGTGGCGTTGGTGGTATTGGTGGGATGCCCGCAGGTGGCGGTGGGACACGGACAATTTCTGGTGGTCCCGGCCCGCTAGTCGATATAGACTATCTATATGATATGGCAGGAAGTTTAGCTCAACCTTTTTTAAGTACAGAAGATGAAGACGAGGAAGACCTTAAAGTTTACGCGAAAAGTGGTGGACACGTGAAAAGATTTAATACTGGTACGCTAATACAAAAAGATAGCAGTGGCTTTACCTTAAATCCTAATAGTGCTTTAGGTGGCGGTAGTGGCAGTAACACACAAGCCAAAGGTAAATTCAACTTCCGAAACTTTATTGATGAGAACGCATTAGGTATTGCAGGTGCTCTAGTGGGTGGTTTATTAGGTGCTTCAGACAAGGGAAGCAGCGCACCCGTAGGTTACCAAGGTGGTATCCCTGATTACACATTTAATAGAAAGCTAAAAGACGATGCGTTTAGCACTGTTAACCCTGACGGCACACCACGTAGGCCCGGAAGCATGGGCAGGTCTTACTTTGACTACGGAGATGAGCTTTTTACTGGGACAGGCACTATGCAAGGCGTGGGGCTTCCCTCTCTTGTAGAAACTGATACTACTGCTACGACAACTACAGGTTTACCTGCGGGTCTTACGTATACCCCTGTATCTGATGTAGATACTACAGAAGGTGCATTAGGTGGTGCGGGTGCTGTCGATACGGGAATTGGAGCTGTTACACCTGCTGTTACACCTGCTGTTACACCTGCTGTTACACCTACACCCACTGCTTATGAACTTCTGGAAGCAGATGGAGATTACACACCAGAAGAAGTGAGTACGGTTGTAGAAGCAATAAAAAGTGGAGAAGTAGGCACTGGGAATGTAGCAGAAAAATTTAATGTTGGTGAAACTGAAATATACGCTAACTTGCTACGACAAGGAGCTTATACACCCGCAGAGTTAGCTAATTACATAGCTACTGAAGGTAATGATCCTACTTACACAGAGCAAGATTTAATTGTCCGATTGCTTCAAGATGGTCTTACTACGCCTGAAGAAGTAGCCGCTTATTACAACGTAGAATCTGATTTTGTAAAAGAAAACTTTAAAAAGCTAGGGGGCACAAGAGAATTAGCTCAAGGTGGCTCTTTAAATAATTACTATTTAGGTGGACCTACAGACGGTATGGCCGACCTTATACCTGCCAGTATAGATGGAACACAACCCGCCGCGTTAAGCGATGGGGAATTTGTAATACCTGCTGATGTCGTTAGTCATTTAGGTAATGGCAACTCAGATGCGGGAGCGAACCAATTAATGTCAATGATGGATAGGGTGCGTAATGCTCGTACAGGGACAACTAAGCAAGGTACGGAAATAGACCCTATGAAAATGATGCCAGCTTGAGGTACTAAAATGTCAAACGGTAATTACACAGGATTAGAAACTTCATTATCTCCCTACGCTGGCCCTTATGTGTCGGAGATGTTGGGAAGGGGCGCGGCACTAGCTAATTTGCCGTATACCGCCTACCAAGGACCGTTAACAGCCGGACCTTCTTCCTTACAAAGCCAAGCATTTCAAGGACTTGCCTCGTTAGGAATGCCACAAGCGTCAGCCGCTGGGTCGTTTTCAGGTGCAGGATACACTCCGCTTACTCCTACTCAGTTGACTGAGGGAGCACAACCCAGTTTTACTCCTGCAAGTGACAATGTAGTACAACAGTACATGACACCTTACTTACAAAGCGTGCTTCAACCTCAATATGATGCAGCCATACGTGACGCTGAAATGGCGCAACAAGCCTTGCAATCTCAGTACAGCAGAGCAGGTGCATTTGGAGGGGGTAGACAAGCTGTTGCAGAAGCAGAGTTAGGCAGAGGGCTTCTGGATAGACTAGCAGGTATAACAGGACAAGGTTACCAGCAAGCCTACACTGATGCACAAAATATGTTTGGCAGAGATAGAGATTACGGACTCCAAGCGTTACGTGCTCAACAAATTGGTGGTGATACTCAAAGACAAATAGACCAACAAGGGATAATGGCTGATGTAGCGCAGTTTGAGCAGGAACGTGATTTTCCTTACAAGCAAACGCAGTACATGCAGTCTCTATTACAGGGTCTACCTATTTCAACGCAGTCTTATCAATATGCTGAACCAAGTACTTTTAACACTGCTTTGGGTAGTGCAGGTGGCGTATTACAACTTTTCGAGCAACTGGGATTCATGGGAGATAAAACATGAGGATGCAACAAGCAGGTATAATTGATCCCCGTGCGCTTCAACAAGCTCGACAGAATCCTCGTGTGCAAATGGCAGAAGGGTTGGCAAGCAGTGGTATTGCAGGTGCATTGAAAGAGCTAATCGATGACAGGGTAACAATGGAAGCGATGGAGCTAGTCGCCGCTGCCGATAGAGATGAAGCAGCTAAAATGACTGATAAGCCCAGTATCAAAGACAGTAATACACAGGGTATTAATCAGCTTGTGCAGACACTTGCCCCCGGAATGCAACTACGGAACAACCAGATACAAAAAGCACAAATGCAAAAGATGCTAGGTCTAGGTGGTCAACCTGCCCCCAACATGCGTATGGCTGACGGCGGGATTGTTGGGTTTGATGACGGCGGTAAAGTGCAACCTATACCTATGCTTATGCAAAAGTATGGTAGTGAAAAAGTAATGGATTTTCTTGAGGAACAAAAAGAATTAAGAGAAGAAAGTAAGTTTGTAGCGCCTGAGTATAGAGATGCTTTCAAACAAAAAGAAGCTAACTTTAGGTCAAGGTATGCCGACGAGCCTGAGTTCTTAAAGGACATGGATGAAGCTCAAGGCCGTGCAATAGTTGACATTAGCGAAGAAGTAAGCATGGCAGACGGTGGTATCGTTGCACTCAAAGAAGGTGGCTTTCCAGACCTAAGTGGAGATGGAAAAGTTACACAAAAAGATATTCTTATGGGTCGTGGTGTAGTGGATAAAGCACAGGGCGGCATTGTAGGACTTAAAGAGGGTGGTGGAATACTTAGTAGGATACTTGATTTTTTTAGAAGAGATAAAATTCAACCACTTAGTGAAGAAGAAGTCTTGGAAACAATGAGTCAATACGGGTTAGATTCCGGTTATGCAGACCCTAGACTACGAGATGTAGGTAGAGGAGACGATGATACAGGTATTATGGCTATGGTTAGACCTGTGGATAGACCTGTTGGACCTACCAGACCTCCAGAAACAATGACCGTGCCTACTCGCGGAGAACAATTTAGTCAGATGTTTCCTGACGTGCGCAAGGCGGTTAATGAGTCAGAAGGCACTGAAATGGGTGGTCTTAAATACCTCCAAATGATAGGCGAGATGCAAGAACAAGCTAAAGAAGACGAAGCTCGTAGAGCACTTAACTATCTAAAAATGATGGCTAGTTCTCAGGATATGATTGATGCTGCCGACCCTGCGGTTAACATCCCTACTTTTGAAAACGGGGGAGGTGTAGAAAGACGCAGAACTGCTCAAAATGTTCTTAGGCGAAGTCAAAGCAATGTGGTTGAGGAGGAGCCTAGACGCATTGGTCGAGGACAAGTGCTCGCTGGTGGGATAGGTGCGGGAGGTGATCCGGCAGCTAACAGTTTTGGTCAAATGGGTAGAAATCGCATACCTGAACCAGAAGTAACGCCAGAAGAAATAATAAATGAAGCACTTGTTATACCAACAGAAGAAATGGGACCGCCAGAAGAAATGGGACCGCCAGAAGAAGTAAAAGCATTTACAACAACTGGGCAAGAAGACGGACCACCAGAAGAAGTAGGACCAGAAACTTTTAGGACTGAGGATTTCCAAGAAACATTAGCACTTGATCCTTCTACTACAAGGTATGAAGAAAAACTCGATGAAATTATGCAAAGAGCAAACAGTCCTACACGTATACTCGCTACTTTTTTACAGGGTGTGGGAGAAGGTAAGACTATTGGGCAAGGACTGATGGCTGGAGGTAAAGCCATAGCTGCTGCTGAAAGGGCTTACGATGCACAAGAAATTCAACTACGTGGCTTGTTAGAGCAACAGCGTATAAGCCAACAGAATTTCAATATAAATATGCAGAAAATTGCCAATGAGAAAGAACAGCTTAGAATCATGGAAGATAACTACAAACGTACGGCTGACGTTAGAAGCGCCTACAACGATATTTTGAGCACTTACTATGATGATATGATTAGCGCACAGCGTAGTAGAGATACGGCAAGTCTAATAAGCACTAGAGCTGAAATAGCAGCAGACTTTAGAGGTAATCCTATATTACATGAAGATGTCATCCGACAAGTAGCCCGGCAACAAGCTGGAGTTGACTTAAATGCTAGACAGCTTGATAAGTATATAGAACAACAGGGAGGTAACTCCGCTTTTATGCAAGCTGCGGAAAGTGCTTTTATTAACCAGTTGTTCCCCGGTTTAAGCGGGTTGGGTGGAAGTGCAGCCGTTGGCAATGTTGTCAACTATACTGATTTGTAAATAGGAATAACTATGCCTGTAGTAAAAGTTCCTGATGGTAGGCTAGTTAACTTCCCTGACGACATGCCAAGGGAAGAAATAAAAAGTATTATTGCAGATAAGTTTCCCGATGCTTCATTTGAACGTACGCCTTCTACTCCCGAACTAGGTTTAATGGACACCTTTGGTGGTGGTGTATCACGAGGCTTGTCCCGTCTAGGTTCTACCTTCACCGACATTATTCCTGCTATGGTAGGAAGTGCCGTAGGTGCAGATGAATATGCCCAAGAACAATTCGCTGAAGCAGCAGAAAAGCAACGGATAAGCGAACTACTCAATCCTACCCAGTTTGCTAGTTACAAAGACGTAGAAGGTATTGGAGACTTTACCCGTTTTGTAGGTGAAACTATCGGTGAGCAGGTGGGTAACCTTGGTCTTACTGTAGGCACAGCTTTGACAGGCGGAGCACTTGCTCCTGTAGCAGGTGCAGCTAGGGCTACCGGACAACTAGCAGGTGCAGCTTTTGGTTCTTACGCCCTTAACGCACCCGAAGTCTTTGAAAACATCTACCGTGAAACAGGTGAAACAGCCCCCGGTACGGCTCTTATCTTTGGTGCAGGAGCAGCGGCACTAGACTCAATACTACCTGCTGCACTAGCTCGTAACATCTCTGGTCCTATGAAAGCGGGGATAGTCACTAAGTTACTGGAACGTTCGGGTATGCAACAAGGTGTGCTGCGTTCGGGTACTGCGGGACTGTTCTCTGGTCTAGGCGTGGAAGGCATAACAGAAGGCGCACAAGAAGGCATCAGTATAGCGGCTGAAAGATTCATTGATGACAACCCTGACGTGTTCGGCAGCAAAGAGTTTGACCGGATAATGGAAGCAAGTGTTAGGGGTGCTGTAGCAGGTGGAGGCTTTGGTACTGTTGGCGGTGGTGTACAAGGTGCTAGAGAGGGAGCACAACGTAGGCAACGGTTACAAGACTTAAAAGAATCCAGAAAACTTAGAGATGATCTTAATAAAAAAGGCGAAGAAGCATTTACAGAATATGTTGAGCAATTTGATACCGCTTTAAAAAATGTAGAAGAAAATACCAAACAGGCACAGGAAGCTAGGGCTAAAAAAGCAGCAAAAACTCAACCTAAAACTCCAGCAGAAGTTTTTCAAGCTGACACCACACAATTTGATGCGTTTGGTCAACCTGTACAGGTAGACATAACAGAAGTTGCTAAGTTTACTAAGCCTCAAGTGCAACAAGAAGCACAACGTAGAGCAAGAAATAACAACACTAAGGTATCTGAAGAACTTAAAAATGTTCGAGCTGAAGTAAAAACAGCTAAAGATACAATAGCAACCCAAGAAAAAGAACGCAAAGCACAAGAGAAACTTGACGCACAACGACGTAAGCAGTTGTTAGGCGCGAAGCAATTAGACTTACCTTTAGAACCGTCTAAGCAAGAACGTGCAGTTAGACAAGCCAACCTTGAAGATGTTGTACGAGAAGAAGCAGAAGGAATAGTCGATGCAAGGTTTGAAGGGCAAAGCAGACCCGACAATTTTGAAGATTTAGTGCAACAAGAAATAGAGACAATAAACCAACGTTCTTTTGAAGGACAAGGCGATGTGTTTGCAGGTATGCCAGAGGGTGAGATAACTCGTGCTCCTGCTATAGGCACAGCACTTAATGACTTCTTAGCAGAAAAGAACATACCCGTTAATTCTGCTACAAAAAAAGCCTTGGCAGGTAAAGATTTGGCTGTACCTGAACAACGCCAAGAAGCTGTTAATGAGTTAAATACAGTCCTTGAAAACACTAAAGGTAAAGAACCTTACAAGAAAAAAATAGATGCAGCCATTGTTGCTTTGGGTGGCACACCTGTTCAAACTACAGAAATTACTGCTGACATTACAGAGGATCAACTACAAGCCGTAAATGAGTTTGTAGATGACATACTTGTACCCAAAAAACGAAAAACTAAAACTAAAGGGAAACCAACAAAACCTGTTGTTACTAAAAGTTTTGCTGATGAATTAGCACAAAGTTCGCCACTTACTGAGGAGGCCAGCACAGAGACAGAGACAAAGAAAACAGGCCAAACAAGCGTTTTTGACCGCAGGGGTAAAAAATCATTTAATAAGCCTACTTACCGAGGTAAAGCACTTAACAGAGCGCAACGACGTATAGCCGAGAGGGGTAACTTTAAGCAACTACTAAGTGACCTTATAAACACTCAGCCTAGAGAAATACAACAAGTACTGCGTAAGATACGTTCACAGAGCTTGGCTACCAAGCTAGTCATTGGTGCTACGCCAGAAGGCACAAGTGGGTACTATGACGCTGCAACTGATACTATAGTTTTAGACCCACAGGAAGGGTTAACAGAAGAAACTTTCTTGCACGAGGCAACCCACGCCGCGTTAGCACAAGCTCTTAATAACCCAGACTTACAGATAACTAAAGACTTTTTTAAGTTCTATTCTGATATAAAAGATCAGATGGGAGATATGTACGGTGGTCAGGACTTACAAGAGTTTGCCGCAGAATTAGTAGGTAACCCTGAGTTTCAAGCACTGCTTAAGGATACTAAAGCACCGGATGCTCCAGCTAGTAAAAATCTATTTCGCTCTATTATGGAAGCCATTGCACGTTTCTTTGGTTTTCGTCCAAAACAAACCGCGTATGCCAAAGGTTTAGACTTTATAGATAAGGTACTCGATGTATCACAAGACGTAGAACCTACTTTATTTGATCGCTTGTTATTGGGTACACCTCAATCAGCAGGTAATGCACTTCGAGATGCTATACGTGGTGTACCTACTTTAGCAGGTAAAAACAAAGAACGTGTGCTAAATACACTATCTAGATCAGGTGAGTTAATGAGTCGGGCTATGGGTGTGTTACGTATGCACGACTTTGCTAAGTTGTTTGCAGGTACAGAACTGGGAAGGGTAGCTGGGGAAATACGCGACATTGTGTTGCAACGTCAAGCCAGTGTAGAGAAAAAAATAAAAGATTTACAAACTGCCTTTAGAAGGTACGACAAAGTACGTAAAGAGCATACTAAAGATTTTGAGAAGTTAGGAAAGATTGCTTTTAAAGCTCGTGAAAAAGCATACGATTTAGTAAATGTGGATGGTAAAGAGTTTAACTACAACAAACTAAACGCAGAACAAAAAGCTGAGTTTAACAACCTTAAAAACCAGTTAAACAACTTACACCCAGATGTACAAGCAGCTTACAAAGAAATGCGCGAAACGTATCGTAAGATGTATGAGGCGTATAAAACAAAAATTTTATCGTTAGCAGAAAAAAGTAAAATAAAAGACTTAGAAAAACAATTTACACGAACTCATTCGGCTGTAGGATACGTTCCCTTTTTACGGCATGGTGCGTATTATTTAGAGTTTAACTCTACAAACCCAGACGGAACAAAACGACGTGAAGTAGTGAGTTTCTCATCTCCAAGGTTACGTGCTCAATATATTAAAGACAACAATATTGCATCTAACCAAGTAGTGCGTCAATTTAAGAACTTAGAAGAAGCAGTGTACAACCAAGCGGATCACCCAGATTCAAGTTTTGTTGTACAACTAATGAACTCCACTGATCCTAGTTTAGATGCAGCCGCTAAAAATGCTATTTACCAAGGCTATCTAGCTGCTTTTCCAGAACATTCTTTTATGAATCGTTTGCGTAGAGCCAAACTTACACCGGGTGCTGATACAGATTTAGCCCGAAGTTTTGGAGATACAATGGTGAAATGGGCGCGTAAGGAAGCTGCCCTTGAGTATATCCCTAAGTTAACTGAAAAGTTTGATGAGATGGGTAGGTTAGAAGTAGGTACAAACCCAAGGCAACAGGCAGCTAGGGATGCCATAATGCGTAGAAAAGATTTTACTTTGAGTCCTAACTACAGTGACTTGACCAGTTTCTTTGCAACGGGAGCATATAACTTATTTTTGTTTGGTAACATTTCTTCAGCCGCAGTTAACACAAGTGCCATAGCATTGCTTTCTATGCCTTTATTGGGTGGACAGTATGGGTACGCTAAAGCTAATGCAGCCATAGCAAGAGCTATGAAAACTGCAATGCCTTCCTTACAGAATTTTAACAAAGACACTTTTACATTTGATGATGCACCGTGGACAAAAAACCAACGTTACACCACGTTACTTGACACTTTGGATAAGTATGGGCAGCGTCAACACACGATGCAAAGAGAAATATTAGAAGGCGCTAAACAAGCAATGGACGACTATAGTTCCTTTGGAGCTAAAACAATGAACTTGGGTAGCATACCTTTTACAGCGGCGGAAGAATACAGCAGAGCTACAACAGCTATTGCCGCATACGATCTGGCATTGGACGCAGGTAAAAGTCAAAAAGTAGCTGCTGAAGAAGCCGTTAAACTTACAATGGATGTGCATACTTCAGGTATGGCAGCAGAAGGGCCGGGCTGGTTACAGCATGGATACGGGCGTGTAATGTTTACGTTTAAAACCTTTATATGGAACAGTGCATCTATTACTGCCCAAGCCATGAACGCTTCGTTGCGTGGAGAAAGTGCAGAGGTGCGAAAGCAAGCTAGGAAACAAGTGCTTGGCATCTACATGGTAAGTGGTGCGTTAGCAGGAGTTAACGGTATGCCTTTCTTTGGGGCTGCTGCTACGTTTGCCAATATCGCAAATGCTTTGCTTGGGGATGATGAAGAACCTTTTAATGCACGAGACTTATCTAGGGAATTTATGGGCGACTTCTTATTCAAAGGCCCACTAAACTATGCGACTAACCTTGAAATATCTAATCGTGTGGGGATAGCTAACGGTTTACTGTTTAGAGAAGACCCGTACAGCGTCGAACAAAACGGTTTGTTAATGACAGCAGTGATGCAATCTACAGGGCCAGTGGGTAGCTTTGCTTTAAACTTAGAGCGTAATGTGCCTAAACAATTAGAAAGGGGAGAGTATCTTCGCGCCATAGAGTCTATGTCACCTAGTGGACTGCGTAACTTATTTAAGACAACTAGGTTTGCACAAGAGGGCGCACGCACCGCTAATGGTCAGCCTATAATGGAGGACTTTAATGGGTTTCAACTGGCTCTGCAAGCTTTTGGTTTTACTCCTGCTGAACTGTCTAACCTCTATGAAAATAGGTCAGCAGCTCTAAATTTCCAAAGTAAGGTAAGAGCGAAAAAACAAAAAATACTTAAACAATACTATTTAGGAGTAACCACAGGAGATCGTGGCTTACAACGTAAAGCCCTAGCAGATTACAGAAAGTTTGCGCGTAACTTCCCTTCTTTAATTAATGAAGATACACTGGCACGTTCTTTTAAATCTCGTGCTAAATCAGAACAAGAGTTATTGTACGGCGTTAGGTTTGACAAAAATTTATTGCCAGATATAGAAGAAAGATTTTTCGACGATTAAACCCGCCACACGCGAATCCCCCGGACATCATCTTCTATAACTACTTTAGTAGTCACAGTGTACTTAAACTTCCGGGTTTCATTAACGATTATAGAACGCGACTTCTTGGGGTCTAAGCAAGGGATGAAAAAAGACCACCCCTTCTTAAACTTCTTCCAGTTTATCTGATACGTCACCTTCTCCACTTCCACCTTCTTTCTGCTCCTCTACCATTTTATTTACATCTACAAAGTCCGAGTGGGTGCAGTCAAAAATCACACAGCGTACGGCTGATGACGTAATAGACATACCTTTAGACAAACGTTTATTGTCTGTGCCTTTGCACATACCTGATGCTGTTTCCTGCTTGATAAACGACCTGTAATCCACTTGGTAATCCATGCAGTCTTTCTTGAAGTTAGACACAGGGATAAACATGAGCCTCGTATCCGGTTCATAACGTATGATAAGTTCGCCTCGTGGTTCAACGTCTGGTGCTTTGGGCTTCTGGCTGCGCTTATCTATGTCATCGTTGACTACCAACATGTTGTGGATATGTCTGTTAATAAAATCTCCAACAATAGCACCACCATTGTTAACAGGTGCTTGAGTGTCCTTCTTCATTTCTGCGAGAACTGGCACTACTTCTTTGTAGATGCGCCCCATGTCGTAGTCAATTAACTTTAGCTTCCGTGCAATTATGCCACCTGTTATGTTAGCAGCTATAATGGCTGACCAGTTTCGTTCTCTACTGGTAAGTTTAAGTTCCTTGTCTATCTTCTGCTGTACCTGTTTTAGTAACTTCTTTACTTCATCCATGTCAGAGATAATGTACTGCATGTAATCAACAATCGCATGACCATAGTTTTCGTTTAACTGATGGTCAAACATAATCTTACCTTCCTCAGTAGAAATAATGTCTTGATCTGTGTAAGGGATGCTAAACTCAATGATACGCATCATCTCTCCATCAGGAGAGTTCTTTTCTATCTCTAGCTTTTGATAAAACGATGCGTTAGATGTGGTTAATGAAATAGTATTCCAAGTAATTTTATTTACACGTAATTTGTTTTCGTACGGGTCGCCCTTGTCTTTACCCTTTCCTTGTGATGCTAGGTAAGCAAACTGAGAAAGCACTTCTGGTTTCATGTTGGTAAGCTCGTCCATTGTGTTTACCACGTTGTTAAGTAGCCCTAGCTTAGTAATCTTAGCTACTGCGGTGTCCTCTGGGTTACCTAATAACAGTTCAGGGTGACCGCATACACTGTTAGCCATCCGCAATACAGTTGTCTTACCTGTACCTGCGCTGCTATGTATAAGGTTGATAAGTGCCCCTTTCTGTCCTGTAAACTTGAGTAAGGGTGCGCCGAATCCGGTTAGTGCAGCAAAGGCTTGCACTTCAAGGCCCGGACGGTCATACAGGTTCATCACCTCTTTCCATTTTTCTAAAGTCCCTGCTGAGTCCATGTAGGGAGCGATAGCCTCAGTAACACTAGATGCAGGAGTGTGATATACACCGTCTACAGTTATTTCCCTCTCTCCTACTACAAATTTTGTATCGTTTTCATGCCATCCAAATTGTACTCTCATAATATCTGCCTTTCTTTTTACCTGTAACTCCTTAATTGATTTAATAATAAACTGTGTTATTAACTTGGCTTGCGACTCGTGAGCTACCACACCATGCTTGGCAAGTTCTCCCTTGAGTGCGCGACTCTCGGTTATAATCTTGTTCTGTATTACAAAGGTTTTTACACCATCTTGCGGAGTCCTAAGTACGAATACCGCAACGTCACCCAGTTCAGGGTCACACATCCTTTTCTTTACATATAAATCGTGTTCGTAAACTAAAATATCTTCCCCATCTCCTTGTATATAAATGCCACCGTTAGCCCCTCTAAAGTAGGGTTCGGGGTATTTGATGGTCGAGGTGTTGTCTCTCTCAACTTCTGACCCTAGCTTTATAGGGTTATCCATCTCAGTGCCTAAGTGTGGGCAACCTTCACAACCTTTGGGGTTATTCTTTTGAAACTGTTCGCACGAGTGCGGTCCTTTTATAGTAGAGACTTTCCGTTCAACTGCTTCGGGGTCATAATCTGGATGCCCCTTGGATAACTTGTGTATAGCTGCGTGCTTGTCTTTACAGTGCCATGCGATAGAGAGTGCATTGAACCATCGAGGTTCAGATAAGGTCTTGCGGTTTCGGTAGCAGTCTATGAGTTGTCTGCACCCATCGTTACCGAGCTGCATTATTCTAGAGAAACTACTCGTCTCATTCTCAGATAATAGTTTTTCAAGAACGCTTAGTTCACGTCTTGAAGGTTCTACTTCAATAGCATCTTCTTCTACACCCAACAGCTCTCTTAACTCGTCAAAAGAATAGCGCGTAGCTTCGTGCCGTACTGTTACTTCAGCAGGAGTAGCACGCTTATGGTTAAACGTGTTAGGTACACGCAGGATACGAGCAGGTTCAAAAACTCGTGGGTCAGCACAGAGACCTTGTTTAATACACACTTCTTTAAAACGGTCAGCAACAGGAGTCCATTTTTGCTTGGGTATTTCCTCAGTAAACGACCAGTATGCGTGCCATCCGTACCCTGAACTGACTAGGGTAGGTGGCTCTAAACCTACGACAGAGATAAATTTATTAAGTGCCTTGAGTCCTTCTGTTTGTGTTTCGTAACCTTCTGGTAGCCCTGTGGAAGGTTCGATCTTTTCAGATTTACCCTCCCCACAATCTATGTCTAACCATAGAGCTTGTAAGGATTCTACATGGACTGCTTTCCTGCCACCTTCAGGTAACGGTTTATTAGCATCTTCTTTATACTTACCACAACCAAAGAAAACATTTTGGTTTGCTGCCTTCATGTGTTCAAAGTAAGTGGTAAGCTCCTCTTTATCTTTCGTAAACTTAGTGTGTATATTTTTGTTAGCATCTATACCGACCGCACAATACCATCCGCCTTCAGGCACAACATGGGATATGAGGTCAAAGTCATCCATATTATTTTTAGGGGGGCAGTTATCCCCCGCTTCCTCTCGGTTAAATTAATATCAAACTATTCAGAGTAAGAGTCTAATAACTCTTCAATAGTTGCGTTGAGATCAGGGTGCGGTTCATACGTGCCTATAAACCAGTTGTAAACAGTTTGTCTGCTAACCCCCAACTGGGAGGCAACCTCGGCAACAGGTATCTCTTGCTTAATGCAAACCTTGCCTAGTTTGACTCCCAATGAAGATCGGTTAGCCTGTTTATTTAGACTAACGAGCCGCGTTGTATATCCGTAGCTCATTAGCTATCGTCACTCCCCCACTCATCAATGATATTAGAGAGGTCATCGTCATCATCTTTTGGTGGTTTCTCTTTCTTCTTTGGACGTTTAGTAGGTTCAGTAACCTCATCATCGTCATCATCAAAAGGATCAGAAGATGTTTCTTTCTTGGGTGTATCATCCTCAAACATATTGTCAGAAGATTCTTTCTCTTCTACTTGCTCGAAAGGACTGGGTGCATCACTAGCTGAGAAACCATCAGTCTTTTCAAAAGGAGAAGGTGCTTGGTAAGGAATGTAGTCTATGACTTGTATTCCCTTTAAACGTAAACTGACACTGTGACCATTCATGTCATACGGCACAAATTCCACAGCTATACATACTATGCTACCTGTAGTAAGTAAAAACCCTTCAGGAAGCTCGGCGTTTTGAGAGTCATACTGAGGAGGAGCCTTAGTTACTTTGTTGTTGTAAGAAGCCTTAATTTTAGCCGACCCGACAAAGTTCCCATCATCATCCTTCTTAAACGGTAGCTCCAGTTTCTCAGGCCACGAATCCTTACGTGCCTTCTCGTACGCAGCAGCCATTGGCTGATACAGTTCTTTTGCCTGTGCCTTGGTCATAACAAAATCAAGTTCATAGCAAGCACCATCATCGGTGGCTTCGCAAGGCACACTTTTACCTTTTGGTCCCGCCTTCTTATCAAACCTATAAGGTTGATCTAACCTTGGGTATAGTGCTTTTACATTATTAATAATATATTTATCATTGCTCATAAAGTTTTCTTCCTTCATGGTTTCAAACGGGTTTCTTGGAATAGCAGCATCTTCAACTAACTGCTGCACCTCTACCAACTCATCTTCCGCCAACGGACGAGATGGTTTGAAATACATTTTAGAAATCCCGCTTTTCTCTCCAAAATATATTTCTGTTAAAACATTTTCTACTTCTTCGTTGTTACTCTGTAAGTAGTCAATGTACTTATTTAAGTTGAACCTGTTGGTGTCTCTTGAAAACAAACTGAGCGCACCTATTCTAAGTTCGTATACTTCTGGCTCGTAAGGTATTACTAGTTTAATAACTGTAAAAAACTTACAAGCTGTCCCGCGCCTGTACCCCCCTTGTTTAATATTCCTAACGCAATCAATACAACGTGTTGACTGCTGTGTAGTAGAAGGCACTTCATCGTCAGGAAAATCTGCATCGAACGACCAACATAGTAGTTTGTCATCCTCGTAGTAATTTCGAGACAAAGTACCTCTATCTACAACCACTGCTTGAATACTAGTAAGAGGTTCATACGTGGACGGATGTATAAAATACCCGTCCTGAACATTAAGCCTCGTCATTTCTTCGTAGGCTTCTTAGCTGGCTTGCGAATCGAAACTACATACTTACGATTAGTCTGCAAACCGGGAGGAGATAATTTAGGATTATCTTCAAGAAATTCTTTCACGTTTTTATTGTGAAGCCTTCTTTCTAGCAGATGCGGTGCTTTATGCTTTAACACAAAGTTGTGCATCTTTTCCCAATCGCTAGTCCAAAACGTTGAGGATACTCGCCGTGAGACTGTACCCATCGGTGTCTTAAGACTGTCTACGTTCTCCTTCTCACAAAGAGCAAGAAGTTTCTCATTGATCTTCTCTTGCTTCTCTTTGAGTTCCTTTATTTCATCTTCCCTTTTCTGAATGGCCTCGCGTAAATTCATAAACGCACCGACCATTTGATCTACTGGTAACTTTTTCATCGCTCCTCCTGTAAAAGTAGGGACGAGTAGTTTACCAGTCTCCTTTACATTGTCAAGCACCTAACTCTTGTCTGTACAAATCTATAATCTTATTGTGGTTAGTGATGTTGTTTTGCAGCATCCTGTACAACCTGTTCTCAACTGGGCTACCTTCTATATGCACCACAGTCATCGGGTTGTGTTGGCCCGGCCTGTCTATCCTTGCGTTAGCTTGTAGGTATGTCTCTACGCTAGTAACAGGAGCGTACCAAATAACAGTGTTAGCAGCAGTAAGCGTTAAACCATGAGAAGCTGCTTGTGGCTGTATTATAAGGACATGCGGATCAGTCTTTTCTTGGAAGTCCTTAATTATCTGAGTACGTTTATTAACTGACACCTTGCCTGAAATGATGTCACAGCTAATGTTAGCCTTGGTCAAAAAGTCTTTTAGTAATTCTATGGTATGTGTAAAAGGTACGAACACCAGCACTTTGTGAGAGGACTCTTCTATTACCTCTTTAACTACTTTCAAACGGTTCTTTACATCAAACTCTATGACTTCTTTTTCGTCTGAGTAAACCGCACCACCTGAAATTTGAAGTAGTTTGTTTAAGTTCGTAGCTGCATTGACAGAAGTAACCTGCTCTCCATCCGCTTCCATTACCATCTGGTCTTTAAGAAGTTTGTAGTAAGTCTCTTGTTGTTTGGTTAGCGGAGCATTTCTCTCCACGTAAGTAACAGGAGGTAAGTCCAGACATTGATCTTTCTCAAAACGAATGGCAGGTTGCAGTGCTTCGTGTACTGTTTTATCTGAATCTGATTTAGGTCGCCAAGTAAACTGAGTGACCTTGTACATTACCTTGTCTCTGAATTGCCCAAAGTATTTAGGCACACCGTCAGGGTTAATCAACTTTGCAAGACCAAACGCATCGACAGGCGATTGAGCTGCTGGAGTACCTGTAAGCATCCAAAGCCACGGGACATCCTCAACTATTGCTTTGAGTGTTTTCCAACGATTAGTCTGTGCGTTTTTATAGGCGTTGGCTTCGTCGATGACTACCATGTCAAACCCACCTTTCATTATTTCATCCATGACTACAGCTACACCGTCGTAATTTATAATTACAAACTCAGCTCCTGCGTCCAGTATTTTCTTACGTTGCGTCGATGTACCATGTGCAACTGAACAACTACGGTGCATAGCAAACTTAAACAAGTCTTGTTGCCATGCAGATTTCATAATAGACAGAGGACATATAACCAGTACACGGTTCACTTGACCCATGTTCATCAAGTAATCTGCTGCCCATATAACAGAAGCAGTCTTGCCTGTACCCTGTTCGTTAAAGCAAAACGCTTTCTTATGTAACGTAAGAAAATTAGAAGTTTCTTTTTGGTGGTCAAAGGGAGTGTACTTACCTGTCCACCCATAGTCTCTATCTATGGGAGAACGAATATCTTTTACTTTCAAAGATGCCAGTACTTGCGCTTCGTGTAAGTCCCACCGAATTGCTAATTTATAAACGCCATCGGTTTCTTGCAGTATCTTATGATTCTTTATCTGTTCAGTAACTAAGTGTGGACGCTTTGTTTTAAGTACAATCGCCCTATCGTTTATTACGTGCATTACTTTTCCTTTCTCTTGTACTTCTTTCAGACACCAATTTACCGCTAGAGTTTCGTTTGAAGGACCGATTTTTTGCGGCTGACTCTACTTTAGTATTACCTGAGTTCTTACCGCCTTTTGATATAGCCTTCTTATGCGCTACATCTTTACCATCGCCCTTTGTTACTTTTCCTTTTCGTGCGGCTTTGCGTCTGGCTGCGTTACGTTTAGCACGATTCTTTTTCTGCTCTTCCGTGCCTTGGTAGTTTTCATATTCTTTCTTGTAGTTTCGTTTCTTAGGCATGTTACCTCCTATTATGTTCGCAACTAGTGACCGGACAGTATGCACACAAAGGACCATCCACTGCGTTCCATACTTCTTTTTCCATAGCCACCTCTAGTCTTTCCAACTCGTCATCAAAAACTGTGAAGTAAGATTTGTAGAGTTCTGCTTTATGTTCTTTGCCTACAAACTCATTACTTACTACATATAGTAAAGCAGACTTTATGTGTTTGATCTCAGGAAAGTGTGTAAAGGTAGCTGCCGCTAATAGATCGAGCTGCTTAGTATCTGCATACCTAGCGTTCTTTCCTGTTTTGTAATCTATTAAATACGCCTTATCACCGTTAGTTATTAGTAAGTCTGCTATCCCACGCCACCATACATTCTTCCCAAAAAACTTTGATGGTGAATAATTAGTGCCATCCTTGGTAATACCCATCCGTATCTCGCAATGTTTATCTCCTTCTATCTTATTCAAAGAATCTAAACTCTTCTGGATAAAACTAAATTTATCAGGTAGTGAGTTTCCGTCTCTTATGTATTCTTCAGCAGCACTATGAAGTTCGTTACCATAAAGCATTGCAGAGCTGCCTACATCCTTTACGTCTCTAGCTACCTTTAAGTGATAATACTTCTTAGGGCATTGCTTAAACGTACTTATACTACTGTAGCTCCAAGCGGTCATAACAACCCGGCTTCAACTAACGCCTTACGATTCGCCTCGTGAGCTGCTTTAATTTCTTTTTTATTCTGCCCATGATATTCAACGGCGAGTTTATTTTTGAGGAGGAATTTCGTAATCCATCCTTTTGACGTTTTGATATCGCCCAACCATCTTCCAAACTTTCCCTTCTCTTTCGTTCTAAGTATATACGTTTCTCCAATTTTACATTCTTTGAGGAGACATTGTTTTGCCAGTATCCCATGTAACTTCTCCTGTTTATTTCTAGTACGACTTTCGGGCGCGTCAATTCCAAAAAGACGAATGTTAACGCCCCTACCATCATCACCCCTAAGAGTGACACCGAAACCCAAATCAATATCCACACGTAACCCATCGCCGTCTGTAATAGATCGAATAGTGCAACTGTATTCATAGAGCATGGTCCTCTCCTTATATACGTACTTTCTGTATGTCAAATATAACTGTTTCACGAAGTATTGCTTCTTCAAAGTAATAGCATTTAAAGCAATACCATCCAACTCGTTTACCTGTTTCCATATTAAGTACTTGCTCTGAAACAGCTTTGCACTTGGGACAAGTGTTAGTTTCTAAACCGTTGTAAATATCAGGTTTCGCCATTGTCGTTCTCTACTACCTCATCTTCTAACGCATCAGCTATACGCTCTAACACAGTGAGTAAACGTTCAATGTATTTGTCTGCCGTATCGTGGTCATCAAGTTCTATATTTATTTTCATATTAACCTCAAATTCAATGCGTGCCTCTGAGGAGAAAAGGAAAAAGTCCTTAAGGCACGACTAACCGTAGCGTGGTTTAACCGATATGCACACCAGTATCGGAGAACGCCATAGAGAGAACGAAGCACACTATGGAGAGTGAATGAAACTGGTTACATATTGCGGGAGGTTTTGACCCACCCCCTGCTAGGGCCGTATGAGGGAAAATAACCAAAAAAACCTCATACTTTTCAACAAGCTCCGTAAGAATCACCGTATCCGCCCTCGCAATCTAAAGGCAGATCAAACGCCCATACAGGTCTTGTCTTCATACAATCTTCAACGTATTTTAACCCTTGTTCTACTTCTTTTTCAGGCACAATACAACCTATTGCATCATGCACCGTCATCACTACTTTGTACCGTTTAGCTACCCTAAGTAGTTGTTCTCCAATAACAATTCTTGCCAACGCCTGACACACGTTCTCGATGACCTTACCTCCATATATTCTAGTAGACACAATAGCCTTACCTCTACGGGTGTCGTACAAAGTCTCTGTATCACCCAGTTCATCAGTCACAGTGCGTAAGTTAGGATACTTCACATGCAACCCATTAGGTAGCAAAATCCCCTTGTCTCCCTCTACTGTAATCACATCAGGGCGACCAAACTTAGTACATTTGTCGTTCATTATCTGCTTCAGCGCCCTTCCTGCACTGCGCCAGAGCTTCGGTATGTTCTTATAAGTAGTTCTGTATACACCTATGATGCGGTCACATTCCTCTTGTTCCAGTTCTACACCGAATGTTTTAAGCTGATTTCTAAATTTAACGGCCCCCATGCCGTATCCTGCACCTAATATAGTAGTCTTACCCACGAACCGTTCTTCTTTTGATATATCCTTTTCAGGTTTATCGTAGATAGCAGAGGCCATTATCTTGTACACATCATCACCCCTGTCGAACGCTTGGACCAATTCCTCTTCCTCGGCCAACCACGCCAGAGTCCGTGCCTCTATCTGAGACAGGTCACAATCCACAAACTTGTACCCTTCTGGAGCGCACATAGCTTTTTTAAGCGCACTGCCTCGTGGTAAGTTCTGCATATTAATCTTGTCATCCCCGCCCCATCTGCCTGTGTGGGCGGCGTAATAACGCAAAGGTATGGGTAGCTTCCCTCTTTTCCCTATAGATATAAATCGCTCTGTACGTTTTTCTTCGATGGTAGACCTTACACCTAGTCTAGCAGCCACAAGAGCTTGTACCGACGGATTTTCATGGTCCTGTAGAGCCTTAAAGCCTTCGTCACTTTTGGCAAAAGCGAACGTCTCCTTGCCTGTGGTAAGACTTATCTTTACAGGAGGTTTGACACCGTACTCCTGAAGCAGCTCGGCAAACTGCGGATTACTGGTTAGTTTAGTTTTTTCGTGGCTAACCTTGTCCATAAGTTCTGCTTTAGTAGCTAGAACGCCCTCTAGGTGCCCGGTGAGCACCTCGGTATCCAGTTCTAAAGCAGGTTCACTGAACATGCGTATAGTCAGGTCAATCAGGTTAAGTTCGGTTACCGAAAAACCACGGTTCAAAAACTCTTGGAATAGTTTAAAAGTAAGTTCAACGTCTTGTATGCAGTACCCACCATAGGCTTCTATTTCTTCCGGTGTAAAATCTAAACGCTTCTTGCCTATTGCGTCATGCACCTCAGTTCCTTTTTTACCTAGCGCATAGTATTCCGAAAGCGCAGCCAGTCCATGACTGACTTCGATAGCGTGCAAAGCACGAGACATGGAAAGGGTATCGGCAATCTTTTTGGGTTTGATTCCAAAGTGCCAGTTAAGGATAGCCATGTCGAACATGGCGTTATGGGCGACAGCCACAGAGTTTGACCAATCAAACTGAGACAAAAACTTTGCGATTTGTTTTTTACTGCCCGTATGCCACTGGGCCGCATCTAAATGATGATAGTTCTTGCCCTTGGCAAAGCTAGACTTCTTGACAGCCACACCGATAACTTCAAAACGAGAATCTCTAACGTATTCTTCGGTAGTCAGTTTGCTTAAGCTGTAATCTTTGGAGTAGTAGGTCTCAAAATCAAGGGTCAGAATTTCCATTATGCGCTTCGTTTATGTTATTCAAAAGAGTTACTAGTGAGGGCATGTTGCCCTCGTTGATTACACAAGACGAACCTCCTGCTCCTTTAATAGCTGCAAGTTCTCTTTGTTGCAGCGCAGTCGGTTTGTTTGTACCTGCTTTACATTCTATGCCAACAAAGTGTCCGTGATAACAACACACAATGTCCGGCACTCCACTTCGACCCATGCCATACGTAGCTGGAAAGAAGTAGTAGGCTTTATGTTGCTTTAGTATATCTACTACTTTGTTCTTAACTTTCTTTTCTGGAGTTAAAGCCATAGGGTAGGATAGCGTAACTGTTGGACTTTGTAAAGGCACAAAAAAACCCCGCACAGGGCGGGGTCGAATTGCGCTAGGTAGGTATACCTACCTAGCTATTTAGGTTAAGCGTTTAAAAGTGTGGGTGTCTAACACTATTGACTCGTTAGATTAGTCTGGTTGTCTTAGTATACATGACTCGTTTAAGCTAAATGGTTGTCTCGCTCGCTTTGACTCGTTAATTAAATCTGGTTGTCTTCTCTATCCTGACTCGTTAGACCAAGTTGGTTGTCGTGCCTTAAATGACTCGCTCTGAGCTATTGGTTGTGCTTTGGTTAGTGGCACTCGTTTCACTGAACTGGTTGTCTCCCCTCGTCTGACTCGTTTTCCTTTCGTGGTTGTCTTATTCGCCTTGACTCGCTTCCAGTAAATGGTTGTCTACCCCAAACTGACTCGCTCGTACTGCATGGTTGTCTGATTTTTCTTGACTCGCTTCCAGTAAATGGTTGTCTTTTCTTTAATGACTCGTTCCATTAAAATGGTTGTCTCGTACACAATGACTCGTTTCACCCCTGTGGTTGTCTTGGCGATACTGACTCGTTAGTTACCTCTGGTTGCCTCGCGCATGTTGACTCGTTTTACTCCTCTGGTTGTCTGTTCGCATGTGACTCGCTCAGTATTCTTGGTTGTCTAACCGTATTTGACTCGTTTTCGCTGTGTGTTTGTCTAAAATATTATGACTCGCTTTTTTCCATTGGTTGTCTTTTTAAGCCTGACTCGTTCCGTTTTAGTGGTTGTGTTAATTTCTGTGACTCGCTTCCCTTAACTGGTTGTCTTTTCTTTAATGACTCGTTTTCGAACTTTGGTTGTCTTGAGTTCTTTGACTCGTTCTGGTTCTCTGGTTGTCTTTAGCTTTCTGACTCGTTTTTGCGGGATGGTTGTCTCCGTTTGCCTGACTCGTTCGTAGGAAATGGTTGTCTTCCCTCATCTGACTCGTTGCGCTTTTCTGGATGTATTTTACCCTCTGACTCGTTCTTCTCCAATGGTTGTTTTCACTTCTGCGACTCGTTTCTAGCCAATGGTTGTCTCGTCTTTTATGACTCGTTTATATCGTTTGGTTGTCTCGTTTTGTCTGACTCGTTTATATCCAATGGTCTTCTTCTTTTATATGACTCGTTCATTCTGCATGGTTGTCTTTGAGTTTCTGACTCGTTTGTCGGATATGGTTGTCTACTCACTGATGACCCAATTACTTAGGCAGCTTTACCATGCACTTTGCCTAGCTTTGCTTCTGTGTAAGTAGGTGCAACAGGTAAACCTTCTAACTTGCGCCACTCGTTGTACAGATCAATCAAGAACATTTTAATCATGTAACGATTAGCCATGTTATGCCTGTGCAGTTTGGACTTCTCCTTATGGGCATCCATGTTCTCAATACGGTGTTTGTAGTCGTCATATATTTTACGATACTTACACTTGTCTGGCGACTGTTTGATAAAACTACTACCCAATACGCCTGTGAGTTTAGTTTTAAGAAAAGGATTAAACGTGATACCTTTCTTGGATTGCACCTTACCATCCTTATCGGTGTACTCACTGTCCTCAAGGTGTTCCTTTCTTCTGCTGCGTCCTTGTCCGTCACCTGCCACATCCAACCCTGCATACTTGTGTAGGCTAGAAGGATACTCGGCTTGAGTAATATCAATCTCACTAATGATTACCCCTGCCATAGCAGGACCAACGCCTGTAACCCCAGCGAGAAACTCGGTGTAGATAGGGTAGTCTTTCAAGATGTTACCCAACCTTCGGAAGTGAGACTTCTCCTGCTGTTCCAACTCCAAGTAGTTATCCACCAAACACAACTCGGTGTAGTCACTAATCACCTCGTCACCTTTGAATGTGGCTTGTCTTGGGAAGGAAGCAACTCCATCGGTCAAAAGTTTATGTGACCTTCGCAGGTTTTGCAGAACCATCTGTCCCGCTTTGTCTAACTTATCTTCCTTCTGGCTAGGAGCAAGACCTAGCTTGGCTTTGAAGTTACCGACAATACGGTTGCCAGTTTGTATGCGGTTCTTCTGGATGTCGTATGCTCCACGTACTATAGTTTTTAAGTTACTCATTCTTCGTTCTCCTTTATGTCTTTAAGAATCTCACCTTTCAACCTTTTACGTTCTTCGGGTGAGCATTTAGTTATGATCTTTATGTCTCTTAGTTTTACTTTATAGGTATCCCAGTACACAGCTTGTGGGGGGTCAGTACTCAGTTCGTACTGCCATTTGTCCCCATCTATATCTACAAAAAACATTTCACTCATCATCGTTCTCCTCTGGAAAATTTCTATGTGCGTAGGCTTCGCCAGTTGTCAGCAAAGGACTGTCTTTAATATCTTTCAATATTTGTTCTACTTGTTCTTGTAGTTCTTCTTTAGTATCTCCAATCAACTTAACGTCATCGACTAATATAATTTTTCCATTGTCATCGTAATGGACTTCTATGATTTCATAACGGCTATAATCGTCTGGTTCACCGCCAACCGTTATTCTATGATTCCAGTACATCATCGTTCTCCTCTTTGTCTTTTAAAATAAGATACTTGGCATCACTCGGCCAGTTATCCACCACGTCTTGCCAGTACTCTACCTGCTGTAACATCTCAACAATGTTTCCTTGCACTTGCTCTTTCGTTAGTTTTATTTCACTCATCATCGTTCTCCTTCTTCCCAATATTCGTAAGCATTAAAAGCCTTACAAAACCATGTTTCTAATAGACTCCATTCTATAGATAAGCGACCATCCGCAGAGTCGTAAAACATTCGTTGTGATGGATATAAGGTATTACTAGCAAGCCTTTTGTCTTTTTCTATTTCATCCTTTAGCCATTTAATAATGTAACTAGCTTTTTCTTTGCTTGTATCTATTTCGATGGTCTTAATCATTATCGTTCTCCTTTAGTCCTACAATGTTTCCATCGTCAGGCCAGTTCTTATCATCAGCAAGAATATCTTGCCAGCGTGGTTGGTCTAGGGCTACTTGCGTAGCCCCTTCCTTGTCTGCTTTGTTGACGTGTTCCTCAAGCACTCTTCGCATCTCCTTGGTGTAACTAGGAAACTCTTTGAAGTAGTCTAGTACATACTGAGGTAGTCGCACGTTTACATGTAGCATGGCAGGTTTAACACCTTTGCCTCGTGATTTTCTAGTTGTCAAATTCAAGATCGGCCTCCTTTAGTATCAAGTAATCTGTATCGTTTAGTTTGTAACCTGCGTTCTCAATGAATGTTTTGGGTTCTGTCAGCTTGAGTAGAGCCAACACCTGTAAAACTTTTTTACCCAATTCACTTTTAGGTTTTGTTAGTGCTTCTTTGTGTTCCTCGTACACAAGCACCTTGTCATCGGGTAGCAAGCGGATGGTCATACAAGTCTTAGAGTTTGATACGCTTTGGACTGTGTATAATTCTCCCCCTGCTTGTTGGGCTTCCTCCAATAGCTGTGTCTTGTTCATCGCTTGAATGAACGCCATCAGTTCAGGAGTATCCATACCCTTGAGTTTTTGCTCTAGCTGATTTGCAAACATGTCCTTCACAAGTTGCGTCTTGGCGGAATAAACTCGTTGCTTATCGTTTGCTGCCATACGCACGTTACTACGCAATTCCGAATGTATTTCTGAAGCCTCCTCTTGATTACTGCTACCATAGAAATACCTGTGGTAGATATTCTTAGCGGTGTTGTACACAGTAGTTTTCTTGCATATATCTCTGTAAAGTTCTGAGCTAATGCGAGAGTTTTCAAAGCACAACATGTAAGAGCTTCGCTCGTATATATAGTCAACCCAGAATGTACCAATGGGTTGTTTGCCCTCAAAGACAAATACCCGCGTAGGTTTATGTTGATCTATATCACCATCAGAGCGCACATACTCATTGACGACACAAAACTTGTGGTCAGTAAACTGAAACGCTACGTGCTCAAGAAGTTTCAAGAGTATGTTAGTTATCTCATCCTCGTACGTCCTCTCTACTGACGGCCCTACCAGTTCCCTTGGGGGCCGTGCATCAGGATGCCTCTTGTCGTTGTAGTCAAAGTCTCGTGACTGTCCTATGTAATACACGTTCGACGGAAAGTTGATGTAATGGCCTAGACCCTTTCCAGTTTTCATCCGTTCTACATAGCCATCAGCTTGGCTGCTATCAAATACTTTGTAAGTCATTTTTGTCTCCAAATTAACTAGGTAGGTATACCTACCTTTACCAATCGTAAGATTTAATGATTGAGTCCACTTCTTCCTTCACCTTTTCTCGCACGTGCGGGTCTTCCTTGAACATATCCTTGTCCTTACCTCGCATAACATCTTCGAGACGTTGCCGTGCTTCCTCTACCTTGGGGTCACTGGTCAGATTAGTGTGCTTGAGTAATTGACACAGACGCAAAGGGTTAGAAATAAACGAGTCATGCCATCGCTTATCTGACTCTTCATCATCTCCAATGTCGGTACACTTCTCACTGATGCCTTGCAGTTCTTTGAGTAGACGCTTCTCGTTCTCCTTACTCGCTTCAGCTATCTTGCGTTCTACTTCTTGGTCACATGAGGTACGCACCTCCTCTAGCTCCTGCTCTGGCAGGTCTACATACAAGTGACCGCTTTGTGGGACAGGTGCTACCGTGAAGTTCCAACAAAACTTCTCCATCACCTCGTCCAGTGGTGGGTAGTCAAGCTCGTTGAATATGTCCCCTCGGTATTCTTTAGCAGTCTCACGATAGCCAAGATACTTAACCCGAAAGGTATCCACTAGTCTGTCAAACGTAGCACGTTTCACATTGTGCTGGGATTTGTAGTCTATGAATAGACTAGTAGGACAAAGCCGATAGCCTCGTTCATCCCACGGCAAGGTCAGTCCGGTATGCCATAGGCGAGACTGTGCTGCATGTCTCTGGACATCTCGATGACCTGTTGAACCCACCATCAGGTTGTCATACATACGCATCGCTTGAGGGTCAGCTTTTTTGTTACGTGCCACCTCATGCTCCAATTCCTTGTTGCGTTTACTTGCTCCCCATACGCTAATATTTAGACGTACCAATACTGCACTATTTGCTATTGCACTCATTGTTGTTCTCCTTTTTTACATAGTGGATGCGTATTTCTACTGAAGCTAAAGTAGCCATACGCTCGTTAATATTTTCATCTTTCATTTTTTGTCTCACTATCCTGTGAACATACTTCTGTTGGTTGTCTGTTAAGCACTCATCAGAAAGGTGTAGTGTTCCCACCTTCTTGTCATCACGCCATCTGTGTTTCTGTAACAACAGTTCCATGTCATACCTATCCTGTAGAAAAGCTGTTTCGCGTCCATAGAACTCACGTGTTAAATCTATCTTCTCTTGCAAACAATCTAGGAGGCGCTTGTTTTCCTTTTCATAAAGCCGTGCTAATTGTCTGGGCGTTTGATTTTCTACTAGCTTATCCACCCATTTTTTGCGTTCCTCTTTTGTTAATATGTCACTCATTGTTGTTCTCCTTTAGTCAATGTTAATTGTCTTGCCCATAGGGGCAGTTATCTTACGTGTGTTTGCAATGGCCCAAAGTACAGGGGCTTTCCAATTACCCCACGAGCCATAGACTTCACCATCCGTCAGCACCACGATGCAGTCTGGTTTGATGTTGTGCTTATCCAAGTAGTCAGAGACACACACCGGATTAGTGCCACCCCCTCCCACTACTTCCTTGATAGGCGGTGCGCTCTTGATCTGGTCACTGTTGTAACACCCTCGATACACAGCTTTGCCATCCCAATCAATGATATGAATCTCATCAACGTCTAGCATCTTGGCGATTGAGACCATCTCACCTGTCACCGTACCAAGGCGGTCCTCGCACCACATAGAACCCGATGCGTCTCTGGCTTGCACCATGACCTTGATACTTTCACCTTCTAGCGTAGGCATAATGATGTCTTGATGTAAGAACCTGCGATTAGGTCTGCGCCACGTGGAGCGTTCCTTCTTACGACAGGTCGCATTGAGAAACTCACGCAACTGTACACGCCAATCCACCTTGGGTCGGACAAGTTCACCCAGACCCAGTGCATCTTGCAGTCCACCTGTACCTGCTTTGCGGGCAGCATGTTGTCCCTGCCTTATGGCTTCTTTGACATCGTTAGTGAGTTTGTCCTGTTCCTCCTTGGGCATATCCTGCGCCCCTTCCCAGTCATGGTCATCAAACCCACCATCACCTTGGCCTTGTCCCGAACCTTGGCCTTGTCCCTCACCTTGTGGGCCATCGCTATCGTCGTCACCTCCTTGCTCTTCCTCCTCCTTGAGTAGGTCGTAGAAGATAGCTTTGACAGTCCACCCTTCATACTTCTTGTCGTACAGTCCAATGTACTTACCATCCGAGTCGGTGGGCATCTCCACGATTCTTTTGTCGGGGTCAGCTTTCATAATGCGATCATTTATCCAATAGTCACACGCCATGTTGGTAAGCCGTGCATCCTTGCGATGAAGTGCCTGATAGACAATCATGTGTCGCGCTGCCTTGTGCATGTTCTCGTGAACAATGATGAAGCCGATACCCTTGTCTCCGTTGCTGATCGTCTCAAACAGAAAGTCAGGATTGTAGATTTCATCCCTGCCATTAGTTGCAGCAGTGGGTACAATGGTGGTGAGCTTGCGTTCACCAATCATCATAATCCCCTTGAGCAAACCAAACTCATCAGAGCGCATTATCCCTATGCGAATAGCTTTAAACTTTCGTTGTCTATCCATCATAGTAAGTCCTCATTGTCAGCAGCCCACTTAGCAAACTCTCTGTTAGCAAACGCAATCGCACTCTTGGTCTTGTGCTTGGCGAGTGCTACACCAAAGATTACTTGCCACTCCTCCTCCATGCGTTTCAGGTACTTGAGAATATTTGTGAGAGTATCCTTCTCCACTCTCTCCAACAGTCCGAATGTTAGGACTGCTCTAGCACCCTGTTCGGTGGGAATACGTGCGGTATCTGGTGAATCAAAGATTGAATTGAAACTTGGTAGTGAGTCCTGAAACCGAATGAAGGACATAATAGACTCCGCACCCGACGCACCCAATGTACCTGTCAGTGCGGTCAGCATAGTCTCCTCGTCAATGTGTTCTCGTTTAGCGATCTGTCTGCTTGCTATTTCTAGCGTACGAGGTGACACCACGTTATCCTGTGGTTCAGCAGGGTTGAAGATAAACTCGTTCTTCTCCCCATCGAGATAGGAAGCGAGACATTGTGGGTATCTGTCCACCCAAGCCATCACGATAGGATCAATGCCATTGTGCAAGGCCCATGCGTTCCAATCGTTTGCATCAGACTTACGTATGATAAGCTCCACCACACGTTGCCTTGTGTGTTGCGCTAGTCCATCACCCACGCCATCGGTATCAAGATTACCTGTCATGTAGCGTATGGTTTGCGGATGCAGCTCGATGTCACCGAGTCTAGGTTTGAATACCTCCAACATGGGATGCAGCATGTTCTTCACTGGTTCAGCACCCTTGGTAAACTCGTCAAGACAGAGGACTACAGGTTCACCTCGTTCCAAAGCAAACCGTGCGTTGGGGTAATACCGAGTGACCTTGCTCTCATGGTCGATCACTGGCATAGCCACGTCACCCAGATCAAGGTTGGGTACATCAATCATGGCTAGTGGATAACCTGTCTGCCTTGCCAGTTCTTGAGCAGCACTAGACTTGCCAACCCCCGGCTCTCCTCGCCACATGTAGATGACATCAGGGTTTAGCAAGGTTAGTTGTACTGCTTGCGTTAGTGTAACGGTACGTAATTCGTTTACGATTTCTTCACTCATTGTTGTTCTCCTTATGGAAGGTAGGTGTACCTACCTAGTTAAAAAACAGTTGAATACTTCGGGTTTAGCGGTGACTAGTAACTTCTGTTCATCCATTGAAGTCACCAGTACCTTGTTGTTGTGAACACCACGTAAGTAGTAGCGACGGCCACGGCCATCCCTTAGTACTTCTCCAGTATCCACAGGTTGCTTGGATTTAGCGTGCATTAAAGTTTTCACTTTCGTCCTCCTTCGTATTTGTCCCAGACAAATTTTTCATTACCGTTAAAAGTCCTTTTGTTTACTTCCTTTTCTTCAAAGAGTTCATCAGCGAACGCATACTTCACCATGTCGTTGATGGCCTCCTTAATCTTTTGTGTATCAAAGTGCTGCTTGATGACGTATTTACCTTCTACCCACTTCACGTCTCTTGTTCGCGCATTCTCCAATATCAGGGGTACGAGTTCGCCCCACGATTCCGTGTCTTTGTTAGTGAGTTCCTTGTAGCGTTCGCGTTGAAACCACCCACGTTCATTAGGTGAGTTACTAAACCCCTCCCATACCGAGTAGCGATCTGATTGTTTTTCTTTGGGGTCACACAGTTTAGCCATGCGTATACAATGTTGTTCAAACTCTTTAAGTGGTTTACGGTGAGCGTTGTACTCCTTGCGCTTGAGGTAGTACTCAAAGTGTTTTGGTGGGTCGATAACAGCGTAGTAAGGTCGTAGATGTGGTTCCCCCATGCGTCTCAACTTTAAAGTTTGATTAAGGCCAACATGGTAGGTTTGACGATTTGGGCTGTATCCTATATTTACTTCCGTAACCTCTTTCTTCGTACCGAAATAAATACCATCAAAGAGGATAGAGCTTGCAAATGCGTGAGTAGTGTTACTGATGTAACCCCCTGAGTAGTACTCTATTAGGCCATTCTTGTGGAAGGTCAGCACGTCGGTATCGTATAGCCGACACGCTATCGCATCATCACGCTTGATGATCTGCATGTGCTTCTTGCGTCTACCATTCTTAGTCTTACAGATGGGGCGTAGGTTATTGCTGCCCCTGATAGGTTTAATACTTTCGTAATGCTTCAGTGCTTGCTCATACGAGCGTAACACTGGCATGTCTGTTAATCCGCCGTACATTGTCGTTCTCCTTTTTTGAAGGTAGGTACACCTACCTAGTTATTTAAATTTGACAGCTAAGTTTGGTCTACGTAGTCGGTCAGTTAATCTTCTACCACCGACACATTCATTCTTGTACTTCTCAACCAACTTGTCATAGACCTCGTTGGCAGACTTGTACACTTTTCTTAGCCCTACGCGCATATCCTCAATCTGCTCAGACGTTACGTCCTCGTGCAGTAGTGCCTGTACGACACGCGCATTGGTGCTGCTAAGTGCGGAAAGCTGTTTGTTCCACTCACTTATCGCCTCATACACATGGTATTGGCGTGGCCGTCTTGGTTTGTATATAGCCATGCCTTACCCCCCTATCTGGAACATGATGATTGTGAATAGACTGAATACAGCGAACAGTCCGATTCCACCTGCGATAAACCCTGCTACCTTGAGTAGTGTTACCCAAGCAGGGGTAGTGTCTGCCCACACGTACTCATTGTGTGGGTCATGGATGTTTAGCTTTTCAAAGTTGTTATCCATTGTCGTTCTCCTCTCTTTCCTCTAGTTGTCGTTCGAGTCCTATCAAGGTGTTCATTAATCTTTCAGTAACCTCGTTGTAATGCCCACGCTCATGCTCAATCAGAAACTTAAGCTCTGCCGTATTCAGGTCATCGAGGTCAGCGTCCATGAGATGGTGTCGCTTGGGTTCCTCCTTCCACGCGTCTACCTGTAGACACCGGAACCCTTCTTGTCTCCACATATCAACCACCACTTGCCTATCGTCTAGTATGCACAAGACATCATCGGGGGTTATCTTTAGCTCGTACATCATCTCGTACTTAATAGTGGTGTCCGGTCTATAGTCACCTTCCTTACGCATATATAGTTCCCAGTCTCTATCCTCGGTAATGGGTACGTGCTTCTTTAACCACTCTTCCGTCTCTTTGCGTACCACTTCGCTACGTCCTGAGAAGAAGTAAAACTCCCTCTCCACCGCACCGCACACGTTGCATCCGCTCCCCATTCCAAGTGCTAGGGAATCTAGTATCGCAATCACATCCTTGTACGGTTCATCATCCACACACGCTTTGGTGAATGAATCCCAGTCCTTATGCGGGCCTTTGATGTAATGTAGTCTGTGCTCAATGTTGGCTATCGTGCCATCTAGGTCACAGATGATTAGGTTTTTACTCATTGTCGTTCTCCTCATATAAGGTAGGTATACCTACCTAGTTAAGTGGTGCGTTTAGGGTTGAGCTGCTTTAACTCCTCTGGCATAAGCAGCATGTAGTTGCTCTTGTTTAGTGGTGCGATAGTATGCTTAACCTGCTTGGCTGCGCGTTCCCCGCACTCAAGGCAAGTGTCCATGCCCAACTGCTTGCGTGCTGTCGGGAATGGTGTGTTGCAAATGATACAGTTAGCCATTGGTTAGACCCTCTGCGTACGTGGAAACCAAACGTAACCTGCCAGTGAATATCGCTTGCGTGCATTACCTAGGCGTGGGTCAAGAGTCTTACGTTCTCGATACTGACGTTGCCTGAGTAGATACGGTGTAAACAATAGTCGTTCTTTCATGTCGTTCTCCTTTTTGTTTGAAGGTAGGTACACCTACCTAGTGTTGCTGCTCGATTAATAAATAAAAATATAGTTTTCAAAGGCTCCGCCATGTTATCACAATGTGGTACATTATGTCAAGGCTAATTGTGATATATTTTGATAAAAAGTCCACATGGGAATTGTTATGTTTTTCGGGGTAATGTTATAAATAATGTTACGAAAATAGGATATGGACGTAACAACGTGGTACAGGGGTGAAGCCCAGTAACTACGCGATATGGGTAGTAGTAATGTAATGTAATGTTATATTGTTATGAGAAATAGAAAAGAGAACCAATGTGTTTTTATTTTCTCTCTTGGTTTGCATCTGTGAGGAGCCTCGCTCGAACATGGGGATATGCTATATTTTGGCGTAACAATATAACATTAGGTGATTCCTTAGAATAATCAACAGCTTACAGCATAACATTAAACATAACATTATGAAAAAAACGTAACATTACCCAATGGGCCGCAGCTAGGCAACAGCTAGGCTACTATCATGTACCTACTATCATAGGTACTATCATTGGCTGGCCGAAGGCCAGACAAAAAAAGCCCGCCGAAGCGGGCTTTTGTAAAGTAGGTATTACCTACCTTTTGCTATTGATGAAACGCGTTCGCCTATTCTGTAAAGTTTTTAAATCTTTACCGATGGCTTCTAAATGCTTCAAAATTCCATTAACTGTATTACCTTTATTTTTCTCAAGTATGGAATTAAAGGTATTAGACAATTCACGCACTTGTTCATCAAATAACGCGAGAGTAGGATTAACCTTTTTGGGCGTGTTGCTCTTGGTCTTTTTGGGAGTTACCTTACCTTCCCAGTTAGGTAGCTTCGCTTTTTTGGCTCTTGTTTTAGCGCCGTCTCTTTTTTGCTGTCCTTCCCAGAGCATACAATTCCTTTTGATATCCAAAAGTATGGTTTTAAATTCGACGCCTTCCTTACCATGCTTCGCGTGGTAGGCGCGTAGACCGTTTATATACTCCATTGCATGGTTCCAGTCTGCTAGTGAGTAAGTATTACCGTGGGTTTCTTTAAATGTTTTATAGGATGCGTTTTTATGCGCAGACATTAAAGGAAGCATTTTTAAGTTATTGGGAGCACTGTCTATAGTCTTGCCAATGCTAGCGAATACCGATTTAACTGTTTCACCCGCTTCAACTAATCCGTTTATCGCGTCAACCGCTTTTTCATAAGTAGCTGTTAGCACTTTAGATAGTTTAGTAGGTGTAGTCTTAACTGTTACTTTTTTAGCCATTTTTCTATTCTCCAAATTATTTAAGTTTAAGGTAGGTAAACCTACCTACGAATATCACGCGCATGGGTGCGCAGCGACAAGTCAATACTAGCAAATCGTGGTACAAAGTCAAGGTAGGTGATACCTACCTACCCACCCCTCCCCCACCCCCCGCGTAGCCAGAGTGGTACCATAGCGTCTATATACATAATAATTTCCACATTCAATACCACACTTTCACAATCGCACTAGATAAAACCTAAGTAAATCAATAACTTACCCCCACCCCCTTTTTTCCTGTACCCGTCTGACCCGCACCCACCCCCCTCAACACAGGAAACACCCCCCGTCAAGGGACTCAAACCCCCTATTTGAATCCTGCAATACTTTTTTTTGATTTCTGCAACACTTTGGGAACTCGGAAATGCACGAAACGAGAGAAACCGAGAAACCGAGAGTAACTTGCCCCTATTTAAGTAATCCCATATACTTCGCAAAACACGGTACTGGATACCTGCGATATGTCTGTGGTACAGATAGAACCCACAAAAGATCATGCTGTTCCCTACGACCTCGACGAGGAGAAACCTGCGACCCTGATTGAAGAGATGGCAGTAGCAGGGAATACGGCGGAACTACAGGAATCTTTGGGTGCGGCGCTCGATGTTACCGAAGGGGATGTTGAGCGAGAGAAAGAATTACTCCGCGCTGTAGCGGAAGCAAAGAAACCATCAAACCTGACAAACCAGACCACGGCATTTGCTGCGGCTGCGTTTCTTCGGACCTACGGTGCTCAACTAGCGATGGATGCAGCACAGGCTAGGTCTGCGATAACTAACAAACTTATGGAAATAGCTGATTGCGGCGACCCCCGGTTTGAGCTAAAAGCTCTGGAGCTGTTGGGTAAACACAGCGATATTGGCATTTTCACAGAGCGAAGTGAGATTACCGTCAATTATAAAAGTCCTGAAGACCTTGAAAAGGCTATCAAGGACAGGGTGAAGAACCTGCTTAATGCTCAAGTAGTAGATGTTACGCCACTGAGCCAGTGTCTCGAAGAAGAACTGGGTGCGGCGTTGGAGTTGGAGGACTTGGAAACCGCCGATGAGTAATACTGCATCACCGTTCGATAATATTACTCTCAAGGATATTCCCTCTATCTTACCACTACTCTCGCAGCTAGAGCAGGAGAAGCTGCTGGCAGAACTAGAGCAGTTGAATAAGCTCAAGAAGAAGAAAAGAGCACAAACTAAGTTTATAGATTTCGTGAAACAGATGTGGCCTACGTTTATTAGTGGGAAACATCACTCAAGAATGGCGGCGGCGTTTGAAAGAGTGGCAAAAGGTGAGAGCAAACGCCTCATTATTAACATGCCACCCCGTCATACCAAGAGTGAGTTTGCAAGTTACCTGTTACCTGCGTGGTTTTTGGGGCAGTACCCTCATAAGAAGGTGATTCAAACCTCTCACACGGCAGAGTTAGCCGTGGGATTTGGTCGTAAGGTAAGAAATTTAGTGGATCAGGAGTCCTATAAAGAGATATTTCCTGATTTACACCTGTCAGCAGACAGTAAAGCGGCAGGAAGGTGGAACACGAGCAAGGGTGGAGACTATTTTGCGATAGGTGTGGGTGGTGCGGTTACTGGTAAGGGCGCGGATTTACTGATAATTGACGATCCGCACTCGGAACAAGAGGCAGCACTGGCCGAAATCAACCCAGATGTCTACGATAAGACGTACGAGTGGTACACATCAGGGCCAAGGCAGCGTCTACAGCCGGGTGGAGCCATCGTCATAGTGATGACACGCTGGAGTTTGCGGGATTTGACGGCAAAAGTTATCAAATCTTCCGCACAAAGGGGTGGAGATGAGTGGGAAGTCATTGAATTTCCTGCACTTATGCCAAGTGGCACTCCACTGTGGCCTGAATTTTGGTCAAAAACGGAATTAAGTGCGTTAAAAGAGGAATTACCTAACGCAAAGTGGATGGCGCAGTACCAACAGCAGCCGACATCGGAAACATCGGCTATTGTGAAGCGCGAATGGTGGCAAACGTGGGAAGAAGAGAACCCTCCCCCGTGTGATTTCGTGTTAATGGCGTGGGATACGGCGTTTGAGAAGAATAATCGGGCTGACTACTCGGCTTGTACGACATGGGGGGTGTTTTACCACCCAGATGACAACGGAGTAGAGCAAGCGAACGTGATATTGCTTAATGCGTTTAGGGAAAGGATGGAGTTTCCCAAGTTAAAGCGCATATCTATAGAACAGTACGACGAGTGGCAACCAGATTCGCTACTTGTAGAGAAAAAAGCGTCAGGAGCACCGCTAATTTACGAGCTTCGGGCGATGGGAATACCCGTGCAGGAGTTTACTCCGACGCGAGGTAACGACAAAATAACAAGATTGAATGCAGTGTCTGACTTGTTTGCTTCAGGTTTAGTATGGGCACCGAATACAAGTTGGGCTGAAGAAGTAATAGACGAGGTTGCCTCCTTCCCATCAGGAGAGCATGATGACTATGTGGACTCTGTATCATTAGCAATGATGCGATACAGGAAAGGTGGATTTATAAGGTTGCCTTCGGATGAAGCAGAAGAAGTGCAATACTTTAAGCAACGTAGAGGCGGGTACTACTAATGGCTATTGAGAAAGGGTTATATGCAACACCAGAAGGCATAAGTGTAGAAGAAGAACAAACATTGGAAATCGGGATTGTTAATCCTGACATGGTGACGATGGATGATGGGAGTGTTGAGTTTACGCTCGTTCCTGAAGAAGGTATGGAAGAAACTGCGGGAGCACCGTTTGATGCCAACCTTGCCGACTATATGGATGACCAGCTTCTAACTACTATAGCCTCTGAATTAATTGAAGATTTTGAATCTGATAAGTCAAGCCGTAAGGACTGGGCTGATACCTTTGTTAAGGGACTTGATGTTATTGGATTTAAGTACGAAGAACGTACAGACCCGTGGGAAGATGCCTGTGGGGTGTACAGTAACGTACTAGCTGAAGCCGCTATTCGTTTCCAAGCTGAAGCGATGAGCGAAACTTTTCCCGCCGCTGGTCCTGTCAAGACTAAGATTCTAGGTGAAATTAGTCAGGAGAAAGAGGACGCTTCTCTCCGTGTTCGCACCGACATGAACTACGAACTCACCGAGGTCATGGTCGAGTACCGCCCCGAACACGAAAGGCTACTCTATAGTCTAGGTCTTGCAGGATCAGCCTTTAAGAAAGTGTATTACGATCCCAACCTTGGTCGGCAGGTAGCTATGTTTATACCTGCGGAAGATGTAGTTGTGCCGTATGGCGCTTCTAATCTGGAGACAGCAGAGCGTGTTACACACGTAATGCGTAAAACCAAGAACGAACTTATTAAGTTACAGGCACTGGGTTTCTATCGGCAGATAGACTTGGGTGACCCTGAAACGTTCCATACCGATATTGAAGAAGCTAAAGCAGAGCAAGGTGGCTACACACTAAACGCCGATGACCGCTATACCATCTGCGAGTTTCACGTTGATATGGTTATTGATGATATAGATCAAGACGATGAAGAGTTACAGATAGCTAAACCCTACGTTATTACTGTAGAGCGTGGCACGGGTGAAGTATTGGCGGTAAGACGCAATTGGAACCCTGACGATCCTTTGACACTCAAGCGTCAACATTTTGTTCATTACGCTTATGTGCCGGGATTTGGCTTCTATGGCCTTGGTTTAATTCACATTATTGGTGGATATGCTAAAGCAGGTACTTCTCTTATCCGTCAATTAGTTGACGCTGGTACGCTAAGTAACTTACCGGGCGGTCTAAAAACCCGTGGCCTTCGTGTGTTGGGTGATGATGGACCCATAGGACCGGGAGAGTTTAAAGACGTAGACGTGCCAAGTGGCAGTATAAAAGAAAACATAATGACCCTTCCTTATAAGGAGCCAAGTCAAACACTGCTTGCGCTACTTAAGCAGATTACAGAAGAAGGTAGGCGACTTGGCGCTATCTCTGATATGAACATATCGGATATGAGTGCTAACGCTCCGGTTGGAACTACACTAGCTTTATTGGAACGTACGTTAAAACCAATGGCTGCGGTACAGGCGCGGGTGCATTATGCAATGAAGCAGGAGTTCAAACTGCTCCGTGCAATTATTTCTGAGCACGCCCCTGAAACTTATGTATATGTACCAGATCGTGGTGAACCCCGCGCAAGACGTGAAGACTACGCGATGGTTGAAGTTATCCCTGTTAGTGACCCTAACAGCAGTACGATGGCGCAACGGGTGGTGCAGTATCAGGCTGTGCTGCAAATGTCACAGACAGCCCCACAGATATATGACCTGCCTCAGCTACATAGGCAGATGATCGAGGTGCTGGGCATAAAGAACGCAGACAAGCTAGTGCCTACCAAAGATGATATTAATCCTATTGATCCAGTAAGCGAGAACATGAACGTGCTGGTGGGTAAACCGATAAAAGCATTTATTTACCAAGACCATAGAGCACATATTGCTGTACACGAAGCGTTCCTTGCCGATCCTCAGATAGCCGCTTATCTAGGCCAAACTCCAGCAGGACAACAGATTGTAGCTGCCCTTAAAGCACATATAGGGGAGCACATGGCCTTTCTTTATAGAGAGCAGATGGAAGCTGAGTTGGGTGCGCCGTTACCTGCGCCTGATGAGGAACTACCACAAGCACTGGAGAAACGCCTCGCAGGGCTACTGGCTAAAGCAGGACAACAGCTCACTCAAGAGAAACAGGCTAACGCGGCACAAGCGGCTGCACAGCAACAGGCACAAGACCCTGTGTTCCAGATGAAGCAAGCGGAGCTACAGATTAAACAAGGTGAACTACAGCGCAAAGCGGCTAAAGACGCTATGGATGGTGCGCTTGAGCAGGAAAGGTTGGACCTCGACAAAGAGAAAGCAGCCACTACTGCTACATTAGAAGCAAACCGCATAGCCTCGCAGAACGAGCAAAGCGAAGCTAAGAAGGACTTGGAAGAAGCCAAGGTCATTATTGACATGGCTAAGACTGTAGGAGAAGAACGACGGACTAGAGCTGAGTCGGAAAGGGATAGGGATGAAGCTCTACGCGATGATCGAGAGGATAGATAATGGCTAAAACAGTCTTTCAGGTGCTTGAGGAAAAGTTAACGGACTTGCAAAAACAGCAAGAAGAATGGATGAACGGCGGTAGTGCGCAAGACTACTCCGAGTACAAAGAATCGTGCGGGGTAATCCGGGGTCTAGCTGCCGCACGCAGAGAAATACAAGACCTCTCGCGTAACTATATGGAAGACGATGATGACTGAACCAGCAGTTGAAATGACGGCTATTGAGGCCAAGCGAAAGAAGAAGATAGAAGAACAGGAGCTTGAACGACAAAAGGAAGTGGTGCTAGACAAGCACATACCGAAACCTGTTGGATATCGTGTGATGGTGGCTCTTGCGAATGTAGACGACAAGTTTGATGGTGGTATTGCAAAAGCTACTCAAACCATAAGGGAAGAAAACATTCTCCAGATGACAGGTGTTGTCTGCGATATGGGGGATGAAGCCTATAAGGATAAAGAGCGTTTCCCTAATGGCCCGTGGTGCAAGGAAGGAGATTATGTGGTCTTTCGGGCTAATACAGGTACAAGAATTAGAGTGGGGGATGTCGAGTATCGCATTATGAATGATGACTCGATTGAAGCCGTAATTGATGATCCGAGTAAATTAACTCGTGCGTGAGGAGTAAATTATGCCAATGCAACAAGTAGAGTATGAGTTTCCTGACCCAGATAAGGATGAAAAACTACAGGAAGTAGAAATAAAGGAAGAAGAAGTAATAGATACCAATATAGAAGTAGAGGGCGCGGTAGGACGTGAGACTATAGGAAAGCCCGATAAAAAGGAAGCAACCGAAAAAAGTGAGGTTGAAATAGAAGTAGAAGATGATACACCCCCTGCTGACAGAGGCCGTACGCCTTCTGAACCTCCTGAAGAAGTGACTAATGAAGAATTAGAAAATTATTCAGAAAAAGTTAAGAAACGCATACAACATTTTAGTAAAGGCTACCATGACGAGCGTAGAGCTAAAGAACAAGCTACTCGTGAAAGAGAAGAGGCAATTGTATATGCTCAGAAACTTGTTGAGGAAAATCAAAAACTTAAGGCAAAAGGAGATGAAAGCCATAATGCTTTGATTGAGTCTGCTAAGAAACAAGTTGAGTCCGAACTTGCTTTTGCCCAAAAACAGTACAAGGAAGCGTATGACACAGGTGATTCTAATAATATATTAAAAGCTCAACAAGATTTAAACCAAGCACAAATTCGCATGGATAAGGTTAATGGATTAAAACCCCGTGCTGCTACTCAAGAAGGAGCTTTACAACCAGCACAAAATAATGTTCAATCACAACAACTTGCAACTAAACCGCAAGCTGCACCACGAGACGAGAAGGCTGAAGCATGGAGAAGTAAAAATCCTTGGTTTGGTTCTGACGATGAAATGACTGCGCTTGCACTAGGTTTGCATACGAAATTGACGAAAGAGGGCGTAAGTCCTCAATCGGAAGAATACTACGAGAAGATTAATTCTCGTATGCGACAAGTATTCCCCGATCAATTTGATGACGGGATAGACGACGAGCCAGAGGAGGCTCCCAAGAAAAAATCAAGCAATGTGGTTGCCCCCGCTACGCGGAGCACTGGACCTAAAAAGGTTCGATTAAAGCAATCACAAATAGCTGTTGCGAAAAGACTTGGGGTTCCACTGGAACAATACGCCAAAGAGGTTGCTGATTTAGCGAGGAAACAAAATGGGTGATACTAGTAGAGTAGATCGAGAGTTAGATACCAGAGTTACAAAAACCAGAAAGCGTTCTTGGGAAAGGCCGGAAGTATTGCCCAGACCTGAAAAGCAGGACGGTTATGAGTATCGCTGGATACGTATAAGCACTCGTGGCACTCCTGATGCCACCAATGTTTCCGCAAAGCTACGAGAAGGTTGGGAGCCAGTAAAAGCTCAAGACCACCCAGAAATCTTTACTGATTCTATTATAGATGATCGGTTTAAAGATAATGTTGTCGTAGGTGGTTTAATGCTTTGTAAAGCTCCCGAAGAGCTTGTCAAGGAGCGTAATGATTATTACAAGCAGCAAACCGCTGCTCAAATGCGTTCAGTTGACAATAACTTAATGCGTGAAAGTGATCCTCGTATGCCTATATTTAATGATAGGAAATCGACGGTTACTTTTGGTAAAGGATAATTAGGAGTCTATCATGGCATCATCCGCTACCCCTTACGGTTTAAAAGCCGTAAATCTGATAGGAGGTCAGCCTTATGCTGGTTCTACCCGTCAGATAAAGATAGCGTCCGGTTATGGTACTAATATCTATAATGGGTCTATCGTGTCCATTGTAGCTGGAGGTACTATTGAAATCGTGACGACAAATGGAGATAACTCAACTCCATTTCCAGCAGGTACTATTGGCGTGTTCGTCGGTTGTACCTATACTGATCCAAGCACTGGGAACATCACTTTTAAACAAAATTGGCCTACGGGCACTGTAGCGTCTGACGCTATGGCATATATTGTTGATGATCCTGATGTGGTCTTCCAAGTACAGGCCGATGGCGCTGTCACTCAGGCGGATTTGGGTCAAAATTGCCATTTGGCAGCAGTTCAGTCTACTAGCACTGGAGATACCACTACTGGTAATTCTACTAGTGCTGTGTCGGCCACAACTAACACCACCTCTGGTTTTGCCTTCAGAATCGTTGATTTTGTTGACGCACCGGGGTCTACCATTGGCGATGCGTATACGGATTTGTTGGTTAAATTCAACCCAGATTCGCATTCATACACTAACAAGACTGGAATATAGGAGTTATTGAGACATGGCTATTTCAAGAGCGCAATTACTCAAAGAACTTCTTCCGGGCCTGAACGCCCTGTTTGGTCTTGAGTATGCAAAATATGGTGAGGAAGCCGCAGAAATCTTTGAAAC